AACAATTTTGTATTGTTTACAGCTTCTGCATAGACTATTATTGTAAGGATAAGGGGTATCATAGTGGTGCCCCTTACTTTACATTTTTATTAATTATTTAATTATATTATATCATGGCTAAAAAAGCTAACTCCGCAGTAGAAAATATTGAGGTTGCACCTCAAGTAGTAAAAGAAAAAGCTGTTGCTAAAGCACCAGTAAAGCCTTCAAAACCAAAGTGGGAAATTAAAGATAAAACCTATTTGTTAAAAGGGGCCCACCAACCTATAACATTTACAATTCAATCCCGTCACTCACAAAGATGGCCATTGTTATGGTTTAATGAAAGTACAGGAGAGCAACAAGAACTTAGATATGCTACTAATCAAAATTCACCTTTAGTATCAGAACAAAAGGGTGAAGCAACACTAGGGCACATAATGTTTGAAAATGGTGTATTGTTTGTTCCTAAGGAAAAACAAAATTTACAAAAATTACTTTCTTTATACCATCCTAAAAAAGGTGTGTTATATTATGAATATGATCAAGTAGAAGTAGCTTCTGATGATCTTGAAGAATTAGAATTAGAAATAGATGCGTTAAATCTAGCAAGAAATATGGATATTGATCATATGGAGGCTATTTTGCGCGTTGAAGCTGGATCTAAAGTGTCTGACATGGCTTCTAAAGAAATTAAAAGAGATTTACTAATATTTGCTAAAAACAATCCTAGTTTGTTCTTAAACTTGGCTAATGACGAAAATGTAGAATTAAGAAATTTTGCAATAAAAGCTTCCGAAGCTGGAATTATTAATTTATCACCTGATCAACAAAGTATTCATTGGTCATCGAATAATAAAAAATTAATGGTTGTTCCTTTTGAAGAAAATCCATTTTCTGCATTTGCGTCTTATTTAAAAACAGACGAAGGCGTTGAAGTATATAAATCTATAGAGAAAAAACTATATTAACGCGTAATATTAATATTAAGAACGCTGGGTGTAAAAGCTCAGCGTATCTTATATTATAAAAAAAACAACAAATGGCAGTAAACGTAAACACTGTATATCAAACAGTTTTATATATATTAAACAAAGAGCAGCGCGGATATATTCCACCAGCTGAGTTTAATAGTTTAGGAACACAGGTACAACTTGAGATATTTGAAAAGTATTTTGATGATTTAAATCAGCAAATACGCGTTCCTCAAACTGATGACACGTATGCTAGCCGAGTAGAGAATATAGATGAAAAAATATCTATATTTAAAACTTTTGGAGATGCAGTTTATGATGATCAGTCTGTTCCTGGTTTACCATTTTTTAAGTTACCCGCTTCTGATATTTATGGAAATTCTGTTAATTTTTATAGATTAGGTGAGGTAATATATAATGATACCGTACAAGTTCAAAGATTGCAAAGAAGTGATTTTTACAATATTCAAAAATCAAAACTAACAAAAGCTTCCAAAACGTTTCCTGTTTATCTTTACGAAAATAATTTTTTATTAATTGAACCAGCCACTATAACGAACAACGTAGTGGTTGATTACGTTAAAAAGCCTAATGATATTAGTTGGGCATTTACGACAGGCACCTTAGGGCAATATATATATGATCCTGAAAATTCTATTCAGTTTGAGTTGCATGAATCAGAGCAAACCGAAATTATTTTAAAAATATTGCAGTATTCTGGAATAATAATAAGAGATCCTCAAATAGTGCAGGCAGCTTCTCAACAAATACAAAAAGAAGAAATAAACCAAAAAAGCTAATAAATTATGGCATCACCTAATGGAGGTTTAATACAAGAAACAAATAGACAGTACTACGCTGGAGCTCAAGGTTTTATAACGGCTAATAATCAAAAAACATTTACTACAACGTTTAATACAGATTTAGTATTCGGATCTGCCAATACATTATCTCCTGATTATGCATTAAACAATTTTAAAATATACACAAGTACTACAGGAGAAGGTAGTACCTATATAGAATACACTTCTGATTTTACGGTTTCTGAAAATACTATAACACTTCCTGTATCTTTAGCTAATGGAACTTTTGTTGTAGTACAATTAAAAAGACTCAACGGTGGACATTATGGTAATGAAGATGCGTATGGTAATATTGTTGAAAATAATTATGGAAGCTATGCTTATACGAAAGTTTCTGACTTAGTAAATAATTTTCAAGTTGCTTATGTAGGAGCGGGAAAACTTATTCCTAGTGTTAAACGAACAGATATTATTTTTCATACAAAAAGAGCATTACAAGAATTAAGCTATGATACTTTAAATGCAATAAAATCACAAGAAGTCCAAATACCTCCAAACCTTTCAATTCCCCTTCCTCAAGATTACGTAAATTACGTAAGTATTTCCTGGGTAGATCAATTAGGCGTTAAACACCCTATATATCCTACAAGGTTGACTTCAAATCCAACAGAAATATTACCACAAGATTATACTGGCCAACCTTTGCAAGATAATTTTGATGAGAACATTACGGCTACTTCTATTATTGAACAAAGATGGGATAAGGCTAATGATCGATTAATTAGTGGAGCGTTTGAAGGAACAGAAAGAGATGAGTCTATTTATTATGATTATCAATTTCCAGATGCTTTATTAGGCAGGCGCTATGGTTTAGATCCTGAAATTTCTCAATCAAATGGATGGTTTACTATTAATCAAAGAGAAAATAGTATTTCTTTTTCAAGCAATTTGAATGCTGCATTGATAATATTCGAATATATTTCAGATGGAGTTGCTTATGAGCAAGATATGAAAGTACCTAAAATGGCAGAGCAGGCCATCTATTCATATTTAAATCACGCAATACTTGCTTCAAAAATAAATACACCTGAATATATTGTAAATAGATATAAAAAAGAAAAATTTGCTGCAATAAGAAATGCTAAGATAAGATTATCTAATATAAAACCAGAAGAGTTTGTGCAAGTGATGCGAAACAAATCTAAATGGCTTAAAAATTAAATAAATGGCAGAAGTTAAAAATGCTTTTATAAAGTCTAAAATGAATCAAGACCTTGATGATAGATTAATACCATCAGGTGAATATCGGGAAGGCTTTAATATACAAGTAAGTAAATCTCAAGGTGAAGATGTAGGTGCTTTAGAAAACGTTTTAGGTAATCAAGATTTAATTGATTTTGAAGCTTTAACGACTACAGGCATACAAGTTATTGGGCAATTTACAAATCCATCAAAAAATACAATATACTTTTTTTTAACTAATTATACAGATTTAAATTACATAACAAATCCTACCTACGATCCTACTAAATTTAATTATATTTACGAATATAATGTATTAAATGGGGATAGTGTAAGGTTAGCGGAAGGAGCATTTTTAAATTTTTCAACAACAAATCCTATTTATGGTGTTAATATGGTTGAAAATATATTATTTTTTACAGATAATAGAAACCAACCAAGAAGAATTGATATAACGCGAAGAAATGCAAGTGGCGGAGTATTTTATACAAATGAAGATTCTGTAAGCGTAGCCCAATATAATCCCTTTGATCCTATTTTAGTTTATAAAGATAGTACTACTCAAGGAGCTGCGGCTGCTCCAGAAACCACTATGTACGATGTTGTTAGTGAATTTCTACCTGACAATTCTACTGAAAACCCTTATTATAACGCAAGCTACGCTGGAGATCCTGATTATTTAGAAAATAAATTTGTAAGATTTAGTTATAGGTTTAGGTTTAATAGCGGAGAATATTCTTTACTTGCCCCATTTACACAAGCTTTATTTATACCTCAACAAGATGGATACTTTCTTGAAGGAGATGAGGAAAGTGCTTATCGAAGTACAATTGTAAAGTTTATGCAAAATAAAGTAAATAGGATATTATTACAAATTCCAATACCATCTGCCGACGGGGCTACATTTGTAGAAAATTTTAATATTGATGAAATAGATGTAGTATTTAAAGAATCTGATGGTCAGGCTTTATATGTTGTAGACACTATTCCCGGATCAACAATATCAATGACAACTGGTAATTATGTAGAATATGATTACCAAGCAAAAAAACCATTTAAAACTTTACCAGATTCTACATTAATTAGAGTATATGACAAAGTTCCAGTAAAAGCTTTATCACAAGAAATAATAGGCAATAGAGTTGTGTATGGTAATTATCAAGATAAACATACACCTCCTAAGTCTTTGGTTTATGATGTGGGTATTTCAAGTAAATCTAATTTTAATGATGATGATGATCCTAATATAGGTAGAGTAGAAAATACAACAAGCATTGTAGAATACCCTAATCATAATTTAAAACAAAATAGAAATTATCAAGTTGGTGTTGTATTATCAGATAGATATGGTAGAACATCAACAGTTATATTGTCTACTACAACAGAAGGACAAGATGTTAATGCAGTATTATTTGGCGCTTCAACCGTGTATAATCCTTATAGATTAGGTTTATTAGGTGAAACTACTGTTTACGCTGCGTCTGTAAAAGATTGGCCGGGTGATTCTTTAAAAATAAGATTTGATCAAGCAATTCAATCAACAAAAAGTATTGTAACTGGTGCTCCTGGATTATATAACGGTGATCCTTCTAGTGCTAACTATAATCCTTTAGGGTGGTATTCTTATAAAATAGTTGTAAAGCAATTAGAACAAGAATATTATAATGTTTATTTAGGAGGAATACTAAATGGGTATCCTTCGGCTCCAGCTTCTCCTCCGGATCCTCAAAACAGTACTGCATTTATAACTTTAATAAATGACAATATAAACAAAGTGCCAAGAGATTTAAATGAAGTTGGCCCAGACCAAAAACAATATAGAAGCAGTGTGCAATTATTTGGTAGAGTAACACCGGATAGAAGCACTTCTCCAACTTATAATCAACAATTTTACCCGGGACAAATAGATAGTGTAACTACGCCTGCTGTTGAATCTATAACAATTTTACCTTCTTCGGATACTGTAAACACAATAGCTGAAGAAGAAAATATAGTCACAAGTGGCGCTACTATTGTTGATCTTTATCAAACAGATTCTAATCCATATATAGCCAGAATAACTCAAGGTAATGAGCAAAATCCAATTGGTTCTTTACCGGTAGCTTCAGGAAGTTATAATTTTTTATTAGGAGTTTATGAAACTGAACCTGTTACTTCAAGATTAGAAATATTTTGGGAAACATCTACAACTGGTTTAATATCAGATTTAAATGAAGCAATACGCACCGGTACAAACGAAACAGTAGGTTTAGTATACTTTGAATGGGATTTAGATGAAGCAACCGAAATAGGTACTTCAATTGCAGGTAGATTTGCACCAATTGACGAAGAAGGTAATAATCAACTTCCTAAAGAACCCCTAGAAGAAAGTGATTTGTCTATGAGCGTTACTGATATAGATGGAAATGATATTACCAAATTTTCTTTAAGAAAAATACCAAAAACTGCTCAATCAGTTTATGATCCGCTAGACAAGGATACATTTGATACATATGAAATTGATACTACAGAAGAATTTTATTATGGACCTGATGCAGCTGTAAATCAAGTATTTTATTTTACTTTTACTGACGATACAACAGGAGAAAATGTTGCCGATGTAGTAGAAAGTTTATCTAATGTAGCTCCTACTATAACTAATGGAACCACAGTTTCTTTTGATGCAGATGATACAGGAGTAATATTTACTTATGAAGCAATTAACGGAACAGTTGACACTACGCGGAATGCTTTAAATTTAACATGGAGCATGGAAGGAAACCCTCCTGAACTTACTTTAGATGCAAATACAGGCGAATTAAGTGTTAGCGATTCACTTGCAGGAAAAATTACATTAACAATAACTGTTCAAGATGCTGGGGGTTTAACTGATACTATAACAAGTGAATTAGTAGCGGGAGAAATACCTGTTAATGAAGGATTTGGTTCAGGTAGCGCACTTATGTCAGGGGGAAGCGGATGGTCTGGAGCCCATTACTGGTCATCTGGAGATAATAACTCTACAGCATCAACTCCATTGCCAGGCGAATCTACGGGTACGGTTGATATACGAACACCTTATTCGGGGCTTTCATTAACATCTACAAAAGAAAATAGCGGATTTGTAACGGCACCTGATTGTGATGGATATACTTTTTATAATGAAAATCATAAATCATTAGGAACTGACAATCCATCATCTGGTTTAAGTGGAGGCTTAACACAAGGGACAGGTTTTATAGCTCTTGATGTTTTAGGAGAGCAATATGATTTTAGCGTTAATAATTCATTAACAACATATCCCTTTATTTTATATCCTACATATTTACAATATAGAAATCCAACTGGAGCAGGGTATCCAAATAATTGGGAAATAGCAAAAGATATAGAGGGCAAAGAAATTAAATTTGGAGGAACTCAAAACAATTGGGATTCTATATCTGTTGATCCTTATGGTGCTATTCAGGCTACTGGTGTTATAACCAATGACGATTCCGCAAGAGACTATGATAATAGAGAAATAAATGAATTTCCTATAACTGATACTAATATTGATTCAGAAGATTGTATGCAGGCATCATTACAACCTCCTGTAACTGGGACATCAAATAGGTTTAGAGTAGCAGCAAGAAGAGTTTTTGTAATTGGCAAAAGCCAGCAGGAAGCATATACTAATGCGCCTGAGTACTATGGGGACTATAGATTGGTAGTACGCTACCCATGGGGACTTTCTGTTGCTGATGGGCCTAGTGGATATGGAGAAGATATTGTAGTAGGTTATGGAACAGACTCATGCCCAGTAGATGCCCAATATAAAAATGCACAAATGAATTGGCGATCAGTATTAAGATATGGCGATTTATACTACCCACCTTATAGCCGCTCTACACCTAGGTCTTATAGCTATCAAGTTTCTACTTCAACTGGAGCCGATGGTATAATTGCAACAGGCTTAGCTACTAGTAAAAATTTATTTGCTAGAGAATGGGCAATGAGATATGTAAGTAGATTTTATGAAGATGCTGAACTTACAATACCATGGGAATCTGGTTCATCAGGTTTTCAAGGTGCAGGATGGTATGGATTTAGATCTGTAGGGGCAAATTTTGATGTTAATGTTAAATATGGAACAGATAATTCATTTCCTAAATTTGGAACAACATCTGCTACGGGTAGTCAAAGCATTGATTTTAGACAAACTGACCAAGACAGAAAATGGGCCGTGTATTTAGATAATAATGGTATAAAAGTTTTAACAGACGTTGAAAGCCAAACAACTGTTCAGCCTGGTGTTGCTCCAAACTCCCCTCAATTCCCTCCGGGTTAAGTGTAACTTAAATAAGAAATAAGTAATAATAAAAGATATGCCAGCAATAATAGAAGTTAAATATTTTAATAGTTTTATCTTAAGAAAAACTCTAAATAATAGCGATGAACCGGTATGGAATGGCTCCAGAGGTATTCCTCAAGCTATTGGCGGATTTGATCAAGGTAATGTATCTTCTAATTCTGCTCAAATTACAAAAAATTGGGTTATAGAAGAAGCGCGTATTAGAGGTGGTTATAATAATACTTCTGCCGGGTATGGGGCTAAAGCTTATTTAGTAGAAGACGAACCTAATTCTTCCTTAAGATTTAATTCATTAATATATTCAGGTATATTTAATTCAACAACAGGAACAAATAATACAAATGTTTTTTCTATTGGAGCAGATATAACTAGAAGTTTAGATCCTGCACAAGGGTCAATTCAAAAGTTATATGCAGAAGACACTAATTTAATAATATTTCAAGAAAATAAAGTTAGTAATGCTTTAATTGACAAAGACGCTATATATACTGCAGAAGGAACAGGCTTAACTACAACGGGTAAAGTTGTTATTGGCCCTGTAAGAGCATACGGAGGTAATTTTGGAATAAGTAGAAATCCTGAAAGCTTTGCTGTTTATGGTTATAGAAAATATTTTACAGATAAAGATAGAAATGCTGTATTAAGATTATCAGCTGATGGAATAACGGAAATTTCTAATTACGGTATGATTGATTTTTTTAGAGATCAATTCGCATCTTTAGATAGTTATCAAGTCGGGCCTGGTAAAGCTGTTGGTATGTGGGATATATATACAAAACAATATGTTGTATCATTGCAGCCTGCTAACTCTAATGATTATAAAACGCTTTCTTTTGATGAAACCATAAATGGATGGACTAGTTTTTATAATTATAAACCAGCTGCAGGAACAAGTTTAAAAAATCAATTTTATACAATAGACAACGGAAATTCTACAGATAAAAATGCTGCTTTATATAGACATTATAGTCAAAATGTTAATAGAGCACAATTTTATGGAACTACTTATAATTCATCTATAAAATTTGTATTAAATCCTTCGGTTAGCATGTCTAAAGTATTTAAAACAATTAATTATGAAGGAAGCAATGGTTGGCAAGTAGATTCATATGCTTCAGATTTTACAGGTGTTAGCTCAGTCAACACAGGAGGCGAATTTACAGAATTTAGCAATACTAATACACAAGATGAAACTTCTTTAATATACAGCTACAATCAAGGGGCATATGATAACTTTGGTAATCAATACCCATCAACATTAACGCCTCCTATAAATAGAGCTGGCTTTGACAGAAAAGAAAATAAATATTTTGCAAATTTAATTAATAACTCAGGGCCTGCTCCAGGTGAAATTATTTTTGGCAATCAAATAAGTGGTATAAAAGGACACTTTGTGACTGTTTCTATGTCAACTGATACTGTAACTAATTTTGGAAAAGCAAAAGAGTTGTTTGCTGTATCATCAGAATATGTAGAGTCCAGTTACTAAAAATTTTAGTATCTTTATATAATTAAATTTTATTTTATGAATGAGTTAAAAGTTAGAGTTTTAACTGAAAATGATTGGGAAACACTATGCAGTTGGTGGTTAGAATGGCCGGATTGGAAAGTGCATCCTACTAAGGAAATGTTACCCTTAAATGGTATAGGTGGGTTTATGGTGGAAAATGATAATAAACCAATTGTAGCAGGCTTTTTATATCTTACAAATTCTAACATAGCATGGCTAGAATGGATAATTTCAGATCCTAATTACAAAGAAATAAACAAAAGGCAAGCAATTGAACTTTTAATAACATCTGCAGAAAGTGCGGCTAGAAATCAAGGTAAAGAAGTAATTTTTAGCGTTAGCAGAAATAAAGCTTTATTAAAAATGCATAAAAAATTAGGATATACGGTAGATAAAGATCCTTCTTATGAAATAACTAAAAATATAAAAAATTAATATAATATGGCAGCAGCAACACTAATAGCCGCGGGTATTGGAGCAGCAGGTTCAATAGCTGGATCAGCAATAGGAGCAAGCTCAGCAAGAAAAGCTAGAAAAAGTGCCGCTAAAAAAGAAGGTGCTTTAAAAAAAGAAATGGACGCAGCGGAAAGAAATAGAACCCCTGTAATAAATCCATATGAGGGTGTTAAAGATCTTTCATCTCAAATAGAAGATTTAAGTGGTAATTTAAGTAATCCTTATGATAATTTAGGTGTTGCAACTAAAGCTGCTGAAATACAGATGGAACAGAGCGATATTGCTCTTGCTAATACTTTAGATACATTAGCTGCTACAGGGGCTAGTGCTGGCGGAGCGACTGCTTTAGCTCAAGCTGCTTTGGCTAGTAAAAAAGGGGTTGCTGCTACAATAGAATCTCAAGAAGCTAACAATGAAAAGCTAAGAGCTCAAGGAGAGGCTAGCTTACAAAGCGCTAAAATGGCAGAGGCTCAAAGAGTTCAAACCGCTCAATACGCTGAAGCTGGAAGATTACAACAAGCTGATGTTGCAGGAAGACAATATGAATTTGAACAACAAGATAGACGCGAAGAGCAACAGTTAAATAGACTACAAGCGCAAATAACTGGTCAACAACAACAGCAAGCAGCAGCAAGGCAACAAAGTGCTAATGCAATTGCAGGAGGAGTTTCAGGAATAACTGGAATAGCTGCAAGCGCAGCGGGAAATTCTGAATTTGGGGTATGATAATAATATTATTAAAATAAACAAAAAAAATGGGTGCATACGAAAATCCGCAAACAGTCATAGTTGATACTTCTTCTGCTTGGACAAATATGTCTAAGTCGATTGCTAATACTACTGTAAAATTTTTAGAAAAACAAACAGAGGTACAAAATGAAAAGTTAAAAAAGCAGCAAAAAGAAGATTTAGCGTACAGCCAAAGACTTGTAAAAAATTTAAATACTCAACAATCAAAATTATATGGTTTAGATATTGAAAAGCAAACTAATGATTTGTTTAATCAAACCATATCTGATAAGACTACATTAGAGTTAAATCTTGAAAAAGCTACTACTCCAGAAGAAAGAAGTATGTATGCTGCTCAATTAGGGGACTACAATAATAGACTTAATCAAATATTAGATTTTGCTAAAAATAAAGATACGTTTAAAGAAAATTTTTTAGATAAAAATGACCCTACTTCAAGAAATGGAGAAGGGCAATGGTCTATACAAGGTGTTGAAGATTATTCTGATTGGATTAATTATGGGCAAAACTACGCTGCTTCTACCACTAATAGTTTCTTAAGTTTTGATGAATTAGGTGAATTAAAAATAAATATAGCTAATCCTGAAAATCAAGAAGAATTTAAGTCTTGGGGCACAACTGATTTCTTTTCTAAACAACCTCCTATAACGCCTATGGTTTCTAAAGGTTTGAGTGAAAGACTTTTAGATAGAGGTATATTAAATTCTAAAACACCTGGTAAATTAGCAGATGAATATAACACAATGAAAAGAAATGTTATGGATGCGATGGTTATTTCAGATGTTATTGAACCTTACGCAGAAAGTATTTTAACAGATCCCGATGCTGCTCAATCAGTTTGGATTAATGTTTTAAAACAACCTGGTTTACTTGAAATGGCTACTGAAGAAGAGGGCAGATTTCCTATAGAAGGAAGCCCTTTTTCAAAAGAAAGCGCTGAAAAATTTATTGAGGCATTTAATAATTTTGCTAAAAGCAAACTACCTAAAAATCACCCCGTAGCTGTAAAAGCTGTAAAAGATAGAATAGAAACAGCAGAAGAAATTGTTGAAGAAAAATTTAATAATTATATAAAAGAATTAGATACTTCTTGGACTGATGTTACAGGAGAAACAGCATCATTTGATCCTAAAACAAATATGCTTACCGTAACAGTAGAAATGGAAAATGAAGATGGCGATATAATTACAGAACCAGAATTATATGATTTAAGCCAACCGGGTCAATTTACTAATTATATTAGGTTATTATTAGATAAATCACCTGACTTGGGTAATGATATTAAAAGCAGGGAAATAAAAAGAAGTATATTAGAAAAAGCTAAAGTTAAAGAAAAAGAATACCTTGCTAAATCAAATGGAGCTGATGATTACAAGGGGTTTGAAGATTATCTAACTGGTCAAATTAAAAAAGACTAAAACATGTTTAAAACATTAAATCATAATGGCAATAGTTTTGAATTTCCTGATAATGAAAAAGGAAAAAATGATTATGAAGCTTTTATTGCTAAATTTCCTGATGCTACAGAGGTAGCAATTACCCCCGATCCCGACGAAGAGGGAAAGGAAACCCCTTCACAGGAGACAGTGGATGCAACTGTGGAGGTAAGCGATACGGCATCCAACTTGGAAAATGGTTCTTCGGAATCACAAAAAATAGATAACAGCCCCGAAGCTATATTTAAAAGAAAAAAACAAAACGCATTAGATCAAGCAAAAGTTTATAGCCAGCCTATTGAGCTAGAAGAAGTTGTAGTAACTTTTGATCCTTCGGAAAGAACAACCGAAGATTTAATAGACGATATTACAAAAGTTGATGATAGAATAAAACTTATAGCGGGAGACGATATGCAAATAGATGCGTTGGATTCTCCTAAAAGAATAAAAGAATATGCAACTCTTGCGAACAGAAGAAAAGAAATAAATGATAATTTAAGAAGTAAACTTAAAGAAGAAGGCAGCGCAAAGTCTTTATTAAGATCATTAAAAAAAGGTGATAAAGCTTTAGGCGAATATTTGCTATCAGTGCCTTCTTTTATTTATGAAATAGGATCCTTAGTGAGTGATCCTGTTAATAGAGCTTTAGGATTACCTAAAACAGATTTAACAAAATTTGAAGAATCTATAGGAACTCGGTCTTTATTAGATTCTTTAATAGATGAACAAGAAAAGTTAGGTAAAATACAAGAAGAATATAAAGACTTAAATAATATAAAAGGAGGTATTGGGGAAAATTTTTCTAAAGGTAATATCAGTGAAGGCTTTTATTTGCTAGGAGAAACATTAGCAGAATCTGCACCTGTAAGCTTATCTTTAATGTTTGGAGGCGCTGCTGGTTTGTCGAGAACTGCTTTAACATTAGGAGGCGGTATTCCTTTAGCTGCCGGAGAAGTGAGAACTCAAAAAGAAGAATACCCTGATCAAGAAAAAGCAGAAATGCTTTTAAAATCAACTTTAATTGGTTTATCAGAAGGATTTTTTGAAGGAGTATTTGGCAGCGGTGCTATAGGTAAAACATACAAAAATATTATTGCTAAAGAAGGCGTTGAACAAGGAACTAAAACTTTTAAAGATGGAATTATTTCAATGTACGAAGGGGCCTTGCAAAAATTTGGTGTTCCTATTGCGGCTGTTTCTGGAGGATTAGAAGAAGTAGGAACTCAAATAACCCAAAATTTAGTTAATGGTAAGCCTTTTAATGAAGGCGTTACAGACGCGTTTTTAGCTGGTGTTGGCGGTGGAGGATTATATGGGGCGCCAGTTAATTTAGCTAAAGGAGTTGAATTAGGCCGTAATCTAATACAGGAAATAAAAGTAAATGCTGAAATAAAACCAACCGAGTATACAAATATCTCTTATGCATTTGATCCTATAGAAAAAACTACTGAAACACAAATAAAATTATCTCAATTAAAAAATTCAGATAAGGTATTACAAAGAAGTGTAGATTCTGAAATTAAAAAAGGAAATATTACACAAGAACAAGGTGATGCTATAAAATTAAACTTTAGAGAAACTCAAGGTGCTACAAATCAAATAAAGTCTTTAAAATTAAATGAACAAGATCAGGCTACTACTGTTCAGTTAATGAAAGAAAAAAAGCAATTAAAAAATCAAATTGAGCAAGTAGGTGAGCCAAATTTAACTACTGAACAATCCGATAGAATAAAGCAGATTGATGAAGACTTAAAAGGTATTAGCTCAAAAGCTGTAACTCAACAAGTTGAAAAAGTAAGAGAGGCAGCTAAAGATATTACAGATTTAGATATTCAAGAGTTTGCTACTACAGCAGAAACAGAGGCTTTTTTAAGTGAGCAAGATCAAAATGTTAAAGCATCCGCTAACCAAGGGTTTATAATTCAAAATAAAGATGGGAAGCAAACCATTGTAATAAATAGAGAAGTTGCAGATAAAGAAATAGCGGTTGCCGCTCCTGCTCATGAGTTTTTACATGCTATTTTATATAAAACCGTTAAAGATTCTCCTAATACAGCTTTACAATTAGGTAACTCCTTAATGGAATATATTAGTAAGATTGATATAAATCAAGTTAAAGATAGTAATTTTGCACAAAGACTTCAACAGTATCAAGATCAGCCCGCTGCAGTTCAAGCTGAAGAAGCTATTACTTTATTTTCTGATGCTATTTTAACAGGAGATATAAAATTTAAAGAAAATATATTTACTAAACTTCGAGATGTAATTTCTAAAATATTACAGGTTGGCGGAGTTAAAGCTAGATTTGATACAGGAAGAGATGTATATAATTTTATTAGAGATTATAATAAAAATATACAAGAAGGTAAATTAACTAGCCAGCAAATAAAAACAGCTGAAGAAGGGGTTAAATTAGATATTCAAGAACAAGCCGTTAAAAAAGCAGAAACAGTAGTTAGAGAATCAAGGTCTGAAGAGGCATCTAATAAAGTTCAAGAGCTATATGAACAAAAAGGTGTTAATGCAGCTGTAGAAATAATAGAGCAATTTAAACCTATAACTAATAAGATAGTAGAGCAACGTAAAAATGCTCCAGGCTTTGATAGACAATTACTTACTGATGAAATTGAAACAGGTGCTGGTGGCATACTTGACTTAATACAAGCATATGATCCTGCATCTAACGTTCCTTTAGCGGCTTATATTAATAAATTTTTGCCCGTAAGAGCCATCACAGCATCTCGTAGAGTGTTAGATGAAGAGTTTGTAGGTGATATTACAGAAGCACCGCAGGTAGCTACTGAAGCTGCACCAGAAACAGAGGTTGAGGTTCCGCCCACTAAAACTAAAAAGCAAGTTAAAAAAGAAACACTTAGTGAAGAAAATCAACAAGCTCTTAAAGATGTTGTTACAGATTTAAAATTAACAGAAGATCAGCTTACTTTTAAAACATTACCTAATGCTGCTATAGAGGTATTTGCTAAGCAAATTGATATACCTGCTAAAAAGTTTGCTGGAAAGTCTAATTTTAGACAAGCAGAGCTTGATAAAGTAATAAACTTTATTGAAGAAAACATAGATATTATTAGACAAGCATTACCCGAAGCAGCTGTGTTAGAAGGCGCTTCTGTTAGCGAGGGTCTTATAGGCACCGCAACTGGTGTACCTAATAATTTACTAAAAGATTCTAATTTATATACACGTAAAGAAAGAACTACAAAAAGAGCGGGTATAGTTCCTTTTGAAAAAAATAAAGGTATTGATAATAGCTCAATCTTAAAAGCTATAGGTATTATTGAAGGCAAAAGAACTGCCGGGCCCAGAGATAAACAAGCTCAAACAGCTAAAGGATTAATTAATGTGCTCGCCAAGTTTGCTACAAATCAAGAAGTACGACAGCAAAAAGATTTAACTCCACAACAAAAAACTGATATTGAAACTGGTAAAGGAAGTAGATTATTATTTAGCAGATCATTAAGCGAAGTTTTTGGACTATCCGCTAATGAAGCCTTTAGCTTTAGCAATATATCTGATATTAATTCTGGTAGAATTGAATTAAAGGATTTATCGTCTGCTATGATTAAAGATGTTGGTATTCAAGAATGGATAGATATTATAGATCCTGTTATAAGTAGGCAATACAAAGTTGGTGATAAACAACTATTAGATAATAAAATTGGCTTTGAAGCACTTGAATTAACAGAAAAAGAATTTAATGAAAATAAAAATATATTATTAGAGCGTTCTACTATTGATGGTAAAAAAAGATATAATCAATTTTTAACTCGTGGTAGAAAAGATTATTATGAAAATATATTATCTAGCGCTATAAATAAAGAAGTAAAATGGATTCCAAGAGAAGGTGTGGAAATTGATGGAACCATATATAAAACTCCTATAGTTCCTAAACAAACCCCTGAAGGATTTGTAAATAAAAAAGCATGGAATGCTTCTTTACCGGAACGAATAAAATTTGCAGAAAATCAACAGAAAGGATTTAAAAAAATAATACAAAAGCTTACCAATACATATCAGAATTCTAATAAAAGCAAAAAAGATAAAGCAAAAGTTGGTATGGTATTAAATACTTTTAATTCTAATATTAATGGTTTAATTAGAACAGCAGCCACCCCAGGATTAGAGTTTAGAGTAGAAAAATTAAATAAAGATTCTGATTATAGATACGAGCATACTCAACCTGCTTCGGAAACATTAAGACAATTAGCAAAAATAATTATTGGAGATAAAAATGCTCAAACATATGAAGAAATAATGGAAAACTTTAGGGTTGCTATTATTCCAAAAATATATGATGATATTATAAATAAAGTAAGATTTAATGGAAAATTATTAAGATCAACATCTCCTTTAGACGAAAATAAAAACTTACAAAAACCAGTTGAATCAACTAAACCAACTCGCTATGAAGCCGCGGCAAAAGCTATAGCAAATGCAGGATTAGCCCCATTAATATTAACCGATGCTATAGTACCCACAGATAAAGCTCAAGTAAAATTAAGCAAATCAAAATCTAAAGCTGCAGTAAAAAACAATTTAGAATTACCTAAATCTCAACGCTTACCTAAAGGCAGCACTAATGAACAGGTATTAGCTAAAATGCAAGAGCTTGATAATGAAGCTAATGAAGCTAGAATTAAATACAGCAAATCACAAAACTTAGATGAAGCATTCAATGATATTATAGAAGCTAAAACTGGCATTGAAACATATAAAAGATTTTCGCCGGCTAAAGCAGCTGTAAGAGGAGCAAGTAAAGGTAAATTTAATTTCTTTATCCCACCTAGTGCTGAAGACTTTACAGGGTTATTATATAAAACATTAGCTAAAGGTAAATTGGGGGATAGACAAATGCAATGGTATAAAGATAATTTATTAGATCCTTATGCTAGAGCAATGAATGATATATCCGCTGCCCGTGTAGCTATGTTTGAAGATTATAAATCACTTAAAAGTGATTTAGAAATTATTCCTAAAGATCTTAAAAAGAAAAGTGTTGATGAATATACAAGAGAACAAGCTGTAAGAGTTTATATATGGAATGATCAAGGTGATAATGTACCTGGTTTATTTAAAACAGATCAAAAGGATTTAGTTAATTATGTAAATAATGATACTGAGCTTAAGCTGTTTGCAGAGCAACTTATAGCTATTCAAAAAAACGATGAATATTCTGCTCCTAAAGAAGGATGGCTTGCGGGCAGTATTACAACAGATTTATTAGAAGGCGTTAATTCTATTAAAAGAAAAAAATATTTAGAGCAGTGGCAAAATAATGCAGATGAAATATTTTCTGATGTTAATATGAACAAATTAGAGGCAGCATTTGGAAAGCCTTATAGAAAAGCTTTAGAAAATATTCTTACAAGAATGAAAACGGGTAGAAATAAACCGTTTACAAGCGATTCACTTGCAGGTAGAGTTACCGACTGGTTAAATAATTCTGTTGGAGCGATCATGTTTTTTAATACACGATCTTCTGTATTACAAACAATATCGTCAATTAACTTTGTTAACTGGAGTGATAATAATATTTATCAAGCTGGTAAAGCTTTTGCTAATCAACCACAATATTGGAAAGACTTTAAATTTTTATTTAATTCTGACTTTTTAAAAGAAAGGCGCGGAGGTTTAAGATTTAATGTAAGTGAATCTGAAATAGCTGATGCAGCTAAAAAAGGTGGTGCAAGGGGTGTTATAAGTAAAATACTTCAGGCTGGATTCCTACCTACGCAAATGGCGGACAGTTTTGCAATTGCATCAGGTGGAGCTACATTTTATAGAAATAGAGTTAAATCTTATATTAAAGAAGGATTAACAGAAACTGAAGCACAAGAAAAAGCATTTTTAGATTTTAGAGAAATAGCTGAAGAATCACAGCAGTCATCAAGACCCGATAGAATTAGTGCACAACAAGCAGGGCCATTAGGGCGCACCATATTAGCTTTTGCAAACACACCGGCGCAATATGCTAGATTAACTAAAAAAGCCGCTAGTGATCTTATAAATGGCCGTGGTGATGCTAAAACAAATATATCTAAGCTACTTTATTACGGTGTAGTGCAAAATTTAATATTTAACACTTTACAGCAAGCGGCATTTGCAATTGCATTTGGTGATGATGATGAAGATGAAAAGAAAAAAGAAGAAAAATACATAAGTGTAGCTAATGGAATGGCAGACGGTTTACTCAGAGGTATTGGTGTTGGCGGTGCCGTAATCTCTACATTAAAGAATACTTTAATTAAAATTATTAAAGAATCAGAAAAGAAACGGCCCGATTATGCTGAAACTGCTGTAATACAATTATTAGGTATATCTCCACCTATTCAATCAAAAGCTCAAAAAATAAGGAGTGCTTTAAAATCTTATGAGTGGAATAAAGACGAAATGAAAGAAAAAGGATTTAGCTTAGATAATCCCGCTTATTTAGCAGGAGCTAATGTTATATCTGCAGCAACAAATATACCTCTTGATAGAGTTGTAAAAAAAGTAAACAACGTTAGAGCAGCCACAAGAGATGATATATCTAAACCGGAAAGAATGATGTTATTAGCAGGCTGGTCGGATTGGCAATTAGGTATACAAAAAGAAAAGGAAGTTAAACCTAAAAAGAAAAAAAAGCGTAAGCTTAAAAGAGTAACAAAAGGACAAAGATAATCATTATGGGAAAAATAAGTGGACCTTGCAAAGCTGCAGCAAAAAGAAAGTTTAAAGTATGGCCATCCGCATATGCTTCGGGATGGGGTGTGAGATGCACTCGAGCAGGTGGACCATTTAAAATGGGTAAAAAGAAAAAATAATGTACACACAGAATTCTCCTATTGCTAAAAAAATAAAAGGTGGAGGAACCACCAAAGCTTGTTTACCTCTTGCCAAAATACGTAGTATGAGCAAAGCCGAGCGTGATAAAGTTATTAGAGCTAAAAGAAAAGCCGGTAAAGCTGGTAAATACAAAAGAGATTCTAAAACAAACGTAAAAGGTGCTAGCAAAAAGGGTAATACGTTACGGGATTGGTTTGAAAAAGAAGATTGGAGACAAGTAGCTAATCCAAGCAAAAAATGCGGTGAAAAATGAAATATTTTAAGAATAAAGAAGACTTTAGAGGGAACATGGACAAAATGGATCCTAAACTATTAACCATGCTTGATGAGCTTCGCGAAGAATATGGTCAACCTATTATTCTTAATTCCTCATATAGACCCGCTTCTCACCCTATAGAAGTTGTAAAAAGCAAACCAGGAGAGCACACATATGGTGCCGCGGTAGATATTAAATGTATTGGCGGTGAAAATACATTTAATTTAGTAAGTGCAGCTATTAAAGTTGGATTTAGACGCATAGGTATATCGCGTAAAAGTAATTTTGTACACGTTGGAATTGGTTATCCTAGTGCGCCTAAAACAACTATTTGGACATATTAACCATCACAACTTAAACATTCAGGATCCATAGCCGCTGCTGCTATATCACCTCTTAGTACTGATTCTGTTCTAGTATAATATAAAGTTTTTATTCCGCGTTTCCAAGCTTCTATATGAACTTGATTCATCCATTTGGGCGTTGCTTCAGAAGGAAATGCTAAGTTTAAACTTACAGATTGATCTATATAGTCTTGTCTTATACCAGCTTGTCTAATCAATTCTAATTGATTTATTTCTTTAAATGTTTTAAATACATTTTTTACAGATTCTCCTTCTCCTTCTTTAGTAAGTCTTCCTCCGTGATCGTAAACCCATCCATCAAATTGTTTAATTCCTTGAATGGATCCACCATCTTCCAAAATTTTGTCCCAAGTTTCTTTATTGTCGATTCCAATTTTTCTTAATACTTTTTTAAGTTCTTTATTTTTACGTATAAATGTTCCTTTAGCAGATTGTTCTGTAAATACATTTGCGGCCCAGGGTTCAATACCTGGTGATACATTTCCTGATAATTTACTATTAGAAACTGTAGGCGCTACCGCTCTTAAATGCGTATTACGAAATCCTGTCCCTACACACCATAAAGGTTCACCATAAGTTTCCGCTAATGCTCTTGAAGCTCTTTCAGTTTCAATTTTTATTTTTGAAAAAATTTCTCGCGTTTTGAATTGCGCTAATAAACTTTCGAAAGCGATTCCGTTTTTTTGTAGTAGGCTGTGCCATCCAAGGACACCAAGCCCAAGTGCCCTTCCTTTTTCCGCACTGCGTACAGAGTTCTCGAATCCCTTCATATTCTTTGCCTTCTGGATAAATTCTTCTAGCACACCGTCCAGGAACCATGTTGCGTCGTATATCAGATTGGTATTCTTCCATTCATCATATTTATCTAAATTAACCGATGATAAGCAGCAAACAAAACTATGACTTTCATCTGTATGTAACACTATTTCGCTACAAATATTAGTCATATGTACTTTTAAACTATTTTTTTTGTATGCTGTTGGGTTATTTTTGTTTGCATTTCCCTTAAAAAGAATATAAGGTTCTCCAGTAGCTTTGCGCTTTTGGAGGAGTTTGGACCATTTCCCCCGTGCATCCTTATCTCCCGCTTCAAGTCTTCGCATAAACTTGTCACCGACCACAGCACACTGGTGTAAGTTAAGGGATTGTCTATTGACATCTCCTTTAGGTTCTCTAATTTCAATCCATTCATCAAAGTCGGAATGTTCAATATTGATATTAACTGAAGCAGCTCCTCGTCTGACAGATCCTTGATTAGTGGCAAGTATTGTTGAATCGTATATTTTGCAAAACGGCACCACTCCATCACTTGTTCCATTACCTGTTATTTTAGCTCCAGCGGGACGAATCATATTAATTCCGATACCAACACCCCCGCCGTGTTTTGCTAGTAACATCATTTCTAAATTTTTAGTACCAATATCATGCACACTATCTGCAACATCTATTCCAAAACAGCTAATTGGTAATCCTCTATCTGCACCTGTGTTAGATAATACTGGTGAAGCTAAACATAACCATCCTTTCCATATATAATCAAAAAACTTTTCGGCTAATTCAGGTTTATATAATCTTTTAGCTACAGCATTGCTTACTCTCCAATATGCATCTTTAGGAGATTCTCCATTAACTAAATAACCTCCCGCAATAGTTTTTTTGTAAACATCAGTATCACCCCAGCTGGGATAATCTTCTCCTTTTACCCAATTATCATTCCAACCCATTAATATAATTTTACATATTCAATAGTTCCATTCCAATCACCTTTTATTTCTGCGCTTAATGAATCTTTATTTATTAATTTATAAACCACAAAGATCTTATGATCAATAGCAGGATTTACGCAAATAGTTTTTATACTATCATTATTGAATAGTAAAGTTTTTTCAATAAGTCTATCATCTTGTTCAAAACTATAAGTTAATATATTTACTTCATTATAACTATCATTAACTATAATGTTTGTTAAATAATCTGTTTCAACACTAGCCCATATTCCTTCAAAATCTTGTATTTGTCCGTAAGTAATGTTAAAAATTAAAGTTAAAAGTATTGCTAATTTTTTCATAATATTAAATTTCTAATTGTTTTTCGTTTTTTGTTTCAGTTGCTTTTTCTTTAAGTTTTTTAATTGCTTCATCATGACCAGGCATTAATTTAATAGTTTCATGAGTACCAAAAGTCATAGTTCTTAAATTTTCATTTTCGGTAATAAGTTGTTGCAGCACATTTGTAATAGCTGCAATGCGTTGCTCTACGCTGTCTAATCTACTTTGTTTTTTTGTTTTCATATTATTTGATTTTATAAAACATTACTAATACTATTAAAAATTGTATAAATAAATTAAATATCCTAATGTTACATTTAAATTTACTACTACTAAATTCCATTGTTTTGCTACAAATACCTGCGGCAACGATAGTATACCTCCTGCTACATATGTAATAGCACCTACTGCATCAGGCAATAAATAAGGTGAAATCATTATAAAGCCTGCACCCATATACCCTAACCTATTAGATAATCTTTCTAATGGGGTTAGCTTTCTTTCTTTTACAAGATTTTTTAAATTTACCATATATCTTCAAAATCCTCCCCTTCGTTTGCTTTAGAATAATCAGTCGGGCGAACAGCAAAAAAATCAGTATGAGTATGCCCCCCGGTAAGATGATAGAACCAGTCAAGATTGCCTGCTGCTTTTTTATTAAATTCAAAGTTGAACCCACTGTTCCCGTATCCAAGTTCTTGTAATTTTTCATTAAGACGTTTTCTGATAAATTGTTTAAGATCATAGGCTTTGAGGTTTTCAATGTCCCCCAATTCAAACATTTTATCAATGTATCGTTCCTCTGCGTTGAGTATTGTTTTAGCCGCTTCAAATATTTGTTCTTTACATTCATTTATTAAATTTGGCTCTTCTTCACACATATGCCTAAACAATTGACAACCCATTTTACTGTGAAGTGATTCGTCGCGTACAGACCACTTCATTTGTTGTCCAATACCTTTTAGTAAATTTCTTAATTGAAAAGAATATAATACAGCAAAAGCAGAATATAAACTAACTCCTTCAGCAAAAGCAGAAAATATAGCCAAAGATTTTGCAATACCAATTTTTTCAGATCCTTTATAAGCAACAAGGTTGTCAAACCTTTCCATAGTTGCTTCATCTTGTAGAAAAGCTTCAAAGTTTTCAAGTCCTAATGTTTCATTTAAATAACTATAGGCTACTGCATGAATTGTTTCTTGATTACCAAACATCATAGCCATCTGTTGAATTTCATGCTTAGGAAACCACGCAACTACCTTTTGTGTCCAATAATCGGACACTGCACATTCAGTTTGCGCAAAACCTAACAATATATTACCTACTAAATTTTTTTCTTCTTTGGTTAGTTTTTCATTCCAATCCTTTACGTCACCAGACATAGGTATTTCTGTGTGTAACCAAAATGCCTGTGCTTGTTTTAACCATCCTTCAGTATAATATTCTGGATAATCAAAAGGTTTATATGCTACTCTTAAATCAAATAGTCCCATTTATTATTTATCTATTATTAAACAAAAATCTATGAAAGGTAAATATACAACATGCTCATTATAATCTTTATTAATATAAGATCTTATTCCTAACAATATACCCGGATACAACCCAATACTAAGTTCCCATCCTTTAGCGTCCTTGCCCTCTGTATTTTTTAACATAGTTTTTACTTTTTTTAAGTTGTGAAGTTTTGCTTTTTGCGTGCACATTAGGACGCTTTACTTTATTTTTTGTTTTGTAATTATTTAATATTATTTTTGCCATAACATTTTATATTGTGCATTTCATGTAATTCAACAAGCTCTTTATACAAAAGTCTTCCTCTTGTTTCTATACTCCATTTAATAAATTTATCAATTTGTCTATCCGCATATTTAATGCGAGCTATTTTTTTGCCTTTTCTAGGATCAATTCTACCGTTCTGTCGCATTCTTTTTGATTCTGTGGTTTGTATAGTGTATAATTTGGGAACTGATTCATCACAAGTTGTTTAAATAGCTTCCAGCGCATTGGAAATGATTCATTAGCCCTTCCTTTTGTTTCAATTATAAAAGTATCTCCTATAAAGTCGGGTGTATATTTAATAGGCAATATTCTTTTGCAGCCTCTATTCTTATAATCACCTTTGCCATTTGATTGTCTTTCATATACTTCGTTTTCAAAATGAAAACCATTTAACAAAACAAAAGTTTCTCCTTCATACTTTGTCCGTATTTTAGCTTTTTTTAAAGCCATATACATATACCTTTCTAAGCCTGAAGCAAAATTAATACCATCATATGACACTTTTTTTGAAACAACCGGTCCACGTTTTCTTTTTTTATATGGTCGCCGTTTAATCATCATTAAATGTTTTATTTATGTTTTTTAGCATTACTTCCTGAAGCTCTTCTGTAGTATTTTCTTTAAGTTTTTGAAGATATAATACTGCATCCATTAATTCTTCTTGTAAATGATTCATCCAAATAAACATATTAGAAGGATCTTGGTCAAGAGTTATTTTATATTTTTCATAACCTACATCAGATCGCTCTACAAACTTATCTACTACACGTTCAACTACTGGATCCCTAAATTTAATTTTTTTCTTATTCATCTTTCACAAATGTTCCGTTAATCATTCTACCAGTTCTATTAGATATTTCATCATAAGCAGACTGAATGCAAGTTTCAATATCGGTACCGACAAGATGGGCAAGATTAGTAAGAACAACAACGCTATCACCAATAGCATCAATAATATCTTCTTTATTATTTTTAAGTAAGGCTTGGGATAGTTCTCCAGATTCTTCATATAATTTAATTATTTGTGTTTTAGTATCACCCTTTTCATATAATCCTCTTTCTTCTGCCCAATTGCGTATATTATTAAATATATCTATTAATTCAACAGGTGGTATTAAATTGTTTTCAGGGTTTAAAAAAGCTTCATAATAAGCTTTGTTATAAATGTAACTGCGTTTTTCGTTGTACATAGATTTTTTGCAGTTAAGTAATATCCAATTAATTGTTTCAACATTAAGCTCAAAATCACCATGTGATGTTTCCCACGATAAGTCCATGTTATCCCTTAACCAATTGTTAAGTTGTAATTTAGGCACAGGAAATGTTGTAGTTTGTTCGGTAACGTTTATTTTCATTTTATTTAATTTTTGATTACATAAATTTTTATATTTTTGTCTGTCAACTTTATAGCCATAAGATTTTTGAAGTTCTATTTCCCGGTCAGATATATAATTTATATCATCACTAGAATCAAGAACTTCATATTCATCTAACTTATACCCTTGTACAGTCGTTACGCGTTTATTAAGATTACGTGTAACTCCTATTTTTTTACCCGGTATGTGATAAATAAAGTACATAGTTTATGTTGCTAATGGTGCTTTAATTAAAGTAGCAGGATTATAATTAATTAAAGTTATATCCTCATGAGTTGGTATATCTACTTCATGTGTTAAAGATAGCCCTTTTTTTAATATTACTGTAGGTAATTTACCATCAGCCCTGTTTAAATATTTTAATGATTGTTCTAAATGATTATTATATAAGTGACAATCTCCCATAAAACAAATTAATTCGCCAGGTTTATATCCAAAACCTTTAGCTAACATAAGTAGTAACAAACCATACATAGCTATATCATATGGTAAACCTAAAAAAACATCAACTGATCTTTGTGACCATGACAAGCTTAATTTACCATCATTTATATAAACTTGAAAACCATAATGACAAGGAGGCAATGCCATATCATCCAATTCATGGGGATTCCATAAGCTTGCCATAATGCGCCGTGAGCTTGGTTCCTGTTTAATTTGCTTGAGAACTTGTTCAAGCTGATCAATACCATTAAAGTTACGAAGCTGCTTACCATAAACAGGACCAAGTGTATTATCGGTTCTTCCGGATTTTTCATAATTCTCATTCCAGTAAGTAACACCGTGATGCTGCAAGTAATCCATGTCATTGCGACCTTGTAATATCCATAGTAATTCCGTAATTGCATGATTAAAATATATTTTTTTAGCGGTTAATAATGGAAATCCGAGTTCCATATTATGTCTAAGAACTCTTCCGAAGACAGATCTCGTCCCAGTGCCAGTTCTATCTTTCTTTTCCTTTCCTCCATTGAGTATTCCTGATAATAATCCTCTGTATTCATCTTGTACGTTTATCATAATAATATTTCATTGTTTTTTTTATTGCTGGCCATATATCTTTATCATTGTACGATAGAGGAGATATATGTGCCTTTTCATTTTTTTTATATGGTCCTAGTCTTATTTCTATAAACCAAGCTTCAGGAAATAATCCTTTTGTAGTAGGTTTAGGAGATATACGATAATTATTATTAATGCAATAATTAAAATGTAATTGTTCTTCCTTTGTTAATGTTGTAGCATATTTTGATAAACCTTTATAAGATTTTTTTTTAACTAAACCGCTTCCCATGGCATTGCTTCATTTATAACTGTTTCAGGGTATATGGGTATAAAACAACCTGATTTATATTCCCATTTAAAATGGGCTTCCGCACCATTTTCACCTAAGTTTTGAAATTTAACCTTAAGCACCTTGGCTTTAACAGTTTTATTATCATAATCGCGGTGAACCAATAAACCGTGATAAGACGCATCATACCATTCACCACCGCCTTTAATATTATACATAGTTGGTTCTTCAATTTTTCCATCATTATTTTTATACATTTTTGTTGGGTGAGCTACAACTATAACTAAAACATCATATTTTTTTGCAAATGTTTCAATTTTAGTTAAATATTCCATTGTATATCTATTAACATCTTCTGTTTTGCAATTTACATCTCTAATTTTATTAAATGGGTCAATAACTAAGCATTTAATACCTTTTCTTTTAACAAGTTCAGCACCTTTCTTTAAAACTGATTCTAAAGTATAGCGCTCCATGTCTATAAAAAAGAAATTGTCATTAACATGCCCAGCTATTGATTTCCATTTTGCTCCACCAATGTCGGACTTGTGTGGCATATCTTGCCATACTTTTCGCATTAGCTTATGAGCGTGTAAAAAAGTAGGTGCATTTTCGGGTGATGCAAAGGCTGTTTTCCATTGATAATTTTGATTATAACCTACAACCATTTGATCCACAAAATCAGACTTACCACTGCTTGGTATACCAGTAACAGTAATAAACTGACCAGTATAAGTACTGAAAATATCGTCGAAATTGCTAAGCCCAATTTGGTAACCTTTTTTAAAACCATTTTCAACAAAATCTGTAATTTCACCTTCAATGTCTTTGAATGTTGTAACGTTTTCAAGCGGGACCGCTTTCGCTTGTTGTACAAGTTTTGATAATCCTTTAGTTCCATGCTTTAATAAATATTCGTTTGCATCTTTGCAATCATTGAAGTCTATAATAAAACAAACCTCTGCACCAAGACGTCTAATTAATTCTTGTTGCAAGGCTTGTCCTGCTTCATCTTTATCAACTGCTAAAATTATCTTTTCTTTATTTTCAAGATAGTCTATACAGTTATCTAAGTAATCTAAGTTATTACTATTTAAAGTTGCCCCGTTAGGGACAGAGATAGTATTAAATACACCAGCTTCATGGAAAGATAATACATCCATTTCGCCTTCCACAATAATACAACTAGTGTGATTAGCAACGCTATTGATATTATAAAATACTTTTTCGGCTCCTTTAAATAGTTTAAAGTTTTTTCTAGCATCTCTATATTTTATATTAATTAATTCATTACCTATAAAATAATTAAACTTAATTGTATTTTCAAGTTTATTAGTTTGTGGCATCCATTCTTGGCCTTCTGAAACTTTTAAAGCTTTAAGGGTTTTAACAGATATACCTCTTGAATCAAACCACTTTTCAACCTTAGTGCTTTCTATGGGTGCTACACTTTGCCCAACTGGTCGCGTGTATTCCTTTAAGCTATTACCTTTTCTTTGGTAAGTATGTAACTGAAAAGTAGTATCACAATTATGACAAGTACCTAAACCGGTTTGCCAATCATAAGAAGCACATTTTAATTTTTGCTTTTGTGACTTCCTATCAGATGAACACAGGGGACAAATCCCCTGCGCTTTTCCTTCTTCAAGATCATATTGGTTAAAATCTTCAATTTTATAACCATTTATTTCCTGAGTATTAATTTGCATTTAATTTTCGTTTTTTAGTACTGGTTCGTTGTTTTCATCGTAATGAACATAAATCCATTTTTCATCAATCACATCGTAATATTTATTAAAACGGTAAATCATCTGCTACGGGTTGAGGTTTGGGGGCCGCAGGCGCTGAAGAAATATTATCTCTTGGCGCTGGCTCTACGTTTTGGCCATTCGTCCAAACAACATTAACATTGCCTAAATAAACCTTAGGCTCTTTGCTTTCACGTTGTTCTTTTGATTGACGTACAGTTAATGATCCTTGTTGACCAAACTGGTCTATTTCATCATTAATTGTAATTGTTACAGGTAAATACTTACCTTTTTTTCCATCAATAATTTCGTTCTTTGGAACTTTTGATAGATTAATACTTGTGTTTAAGATAGTTGCCATATAAAATAAAATTTAAAGTGTTTCATTAATAAAATATTGTTGAGGGTCAAAGTTAGGTGTATTATAATGTAAATCAAACATTTCACACGCTTTAATTACTTTATCTTCACCTTTTTGTAAAAACTTTTCAGAACAATCACATAGTTTAATTTTATGTGTATTTTTATCCATTACAATAAAAACCATTTCAAATCCAAATAGTTTATTATAAATATAAGATTGACTGTCATAATTAAACTTATTTGCACTGAAGCGAAAATTATCAAGATTTGTTGTAGTTTTTAAATCAATAACTAAACGTTCATCATAATTAATAATATCAGCCTTAGCTTTCCAATTAAAATCAAAGATTTTACCTACAGCAGGTTCTTCATAAATTATATTAGATCCTGTAATTAAGCTTTCAATAAACTTATTTTTAAGTAATTTGTCCGTCATAGCTTCTACCATATCAGCTTCCTGTTGAAGTAAACACATTTCACCATCAGATATTTCTTTATAGTGTTTAGTGTTTCTACTTGAGCTTTCTATAATTTTAAAAGATTTAACTTTTTCAGGTTCTAATATAATAGTATGAAAATATCCACCAATAAGCATAGCAGCTGTTTTTTCAACTGTATCATATAACTTTTCAGGTTCACTAAGTAAAGTTCTAATGTTTGAATTGCTTAAATATTGCTGTCCAAACTTACCATAGTAATGTTCATCTTCTCTTAGCTTATCTACTATTTCCTTGCTATTCATTTAAAGTGTGCTTAATTCTTTTTCTAATTCAGGTGTAAGTTTATATTTATTTTTAATCTTTTCAAGTGATCCACCTTTTTTCAAATATTCTTTAGCCTCTGGGACCCAGTTGTTATTTGAAGCTGTAGTTGCATCAGCATCTGCGGTATCATCAATTAAAAATAGATTACCTAAAGCATACTTTTTAGCATAAGAACTAGCTGTGCCATATCTTTGAGGCATTGCTTGGCCTTTAAACATAACATCAACTCCTACGACTGCAGTTGCTGAAAGCTCATTTAGATTATCTCTAATGGTTGCTGTTGATTGAATTACCGAAGGATCGTTAGATATAAGTTCTTCAGTTGTAGTAACGGTTACATCAAGCTCTAGTAAGAATGGTTTTAAAGCTTCTAAGATGTCTTCGGCTGATCTATAGTAATAGTTTCCGAATTTGTTAAAGCGACTTTTTTTTGCTTTTAACTTGGTTTGAATGGTTGCTAATTTTTGTGTCAATTCCATAAAAAAAATTAGATTGGTTAATAATATAATCACGCATCTCGTGTATTATTTACACGGAATCTCCTATTTAACTTACAGATAATCAAGCACTTGCGAACTATCTACGTTGTCAATTAGTTTTTGTATTGCTGCTTTTTTAATTTCGGATACTCTTACGTAAGAACTAGGTCCTTCAATACCTATAATCTTTGCGATGTCATTAGCAGAATGCTTATCGCAATCCAATCCGTAAGATAAGCGTAATACTTCATATTCTTTTGGATTTAAGTTCTTTTTTAGTATACTTTTTAAATATATATTAAGCATACCTAAATTATATGGTTCAGATCTGTCTGGCACTTGATCAAAATAACTTTCTTCGTTATCAATTTGTTCGTCTATACTTAAAAATATACTATTAAAAAATATTTCAACTATTTTTTTATCCTCAGGATTTTGGCGCATTTCGTTTAATCTATGTTCTGGTATACGTATATGTCCTCTAGTTATATCTATTGATCTGCGTATTGCACCTTTAATTCTTTTAGATAGAAAAGATTTAATTGTTTTTTCAGGATCTTCTGATTCAACTATCTTACTCATTTCTATTTTATCAACTGCAGCAACTAATCCTTTACTTCCTTCTTGTATAAGGTCAGTTATATCTAATATACCTGATGCTTGTTGTGATGTTGCAAATTTATGTGCCATGTTTTCTACTAATGGTAAGAATCTTATGATTAGCTCATCTCTAGTGTAAAGATCATACGTTTGTTTATCTTCTGGCATACTGTTTTGTAAATCAGTTTTATACCGAATGTAGTTCTTTACATTATATTTTTTCATGTGCTTAAATCATAGAGTTCAATAAATTTTTTTCGGTTTTTAATTGGTTATCAAGGTTTCTGTACACGGTTCGGGTTGAACAGCCAAGCATCCGTGCGATGGTTTGAACTGTTATGCATTCATGCATATCGTGTATAGCATTCATGCATTCATATATATTTTCTTTTGTTGCAATCTTAGATCGACCAATTAGTTTGCCTACAATACTTAACTTTTCTGATCGGGTTAACCCAGTAATATCATTGAATATTATTTTACGCGATTTATTTTTTGGTGGTCGTTCCAAATCTAATTTATAAATGTCATTAATAATACTCATCAATATATCCTCAGATATTTCAAAGGTAATAAAATTATTTGGTTTATATGCAATATGTTTGCATAAACTTTTAAATCCTTGCTCTGATAGGTTAGGATTTAAATATGTTAACACAAGTAAATGCCATTTCAAAGATCTATATGTATTGATCTTAGCTTTGCTTCTGAATAGTTCGTAACATTCATGCGTGCCGTCTTTATAAAACTTTCCCCATTCAAATACATTAGAAGGTTTATCTGTAACTGGATCTCTCCGATATATTATTCTATTATTATTTAAATATTCCATCCTGCGTGACATTAGCCTGCTACTCGTTATATATTAATTAGCTTACGTCGCATCACATTTCAAGAAGTTTTAGCCTTTGGCTATACTTTTTAATAAGGTCTGCTTTATGTTTTAATATTTTTACTGGTATAATACCGCTGTGATTATAAGACAGAACGTCTTCAATTATTTCTTGCCTTAATAAGTATATATTATTCCATATATAATCTTTATGATCTTTAGTTCTGTTTACCCAGATTACAATTTGTTTATTACCTATTTTAATTTTCATAATATATTATCAATTTTTCTTTGTATATGTTCAAGCCTTCGTTTAATTATACTTGCTCTTTCATATTGTTCAGACTCTTCACACTGTTCTAACAATTCGCTTAAGCGGCTATGTTCGTCTAGCAATATTAAGAAATTATTTCCTTCGCCGGTAATTTTTTTATATAATTTATCTGCAATCATTTCAGCAATTACTTTAGCTTCCTTTTCAGTCATCAGTTGTTTCTATTAATTTATAGATATAATTTAACACCTTAAGTTCTGTCTGAGCACCTTCAATAAGGCTATTCATTTCTTCACGTGTAATATTACCTTTAAACACACCGCTTTTAAGTTCACGACGTAAATCGTTTAAGTGTATATTGGCGTGTATTACTTTAGCATAGATTTTATTGTTTGCTCTTTCTTTAGTTGTCATGTTTAAATTGTTTATCATCAATTATATTATCAAGTTGACTACGTAAAACATCTGTAAATTTATGCCCCATTGATTCCATTTTAATTAAACAATTACGGGTAAAGGTATACATTTCTTTATTTTGTAATAATTTAATTCTATATTTATCACGGTAGAATCTATTAGGATCAATGCTTTTAACTTGCAATCGCATTTTATTATCCAACTGTTCTTTTAGTTTTAAATATTTATTGTGATAATTTTTTTCCCATAAAGGATTAATTACATTTTCAAATAATTTAAGACCGTGAATAACGGTTGCGTGATCTTTGCTTACTGTTCTTCCAATAGAAGTTAATGATTCTCCTGAATAATCTTGAGCTAATTTATAATAAATTGCTCTGGGATACACTACATCACGTCGGCGTGTAGTTTCTTGTATTCTTTTATTAAATGCGTTGTTTACTGCGTTTCTAATAGCTATCGAGTTCATGTGGTTTTGTTTTTGCGTGTGGGTTAATAGTTGGTTGTTTCCATTTATATCCTAATATGGGATGTATTTTGTAATCGTGTACATCCGAAAACATTAATTCTTTTTCTTTTTTCATTATACTATTTCTAAATTAAGTTCATGTGCTACGTAATTAATGTGTCTGCTTGTTGTAGGACTGCTTGCGCCTACGCCATCTACCCACCAAGGCATTTTCTTTAGTGTGTTACCGTAGATTGTTGCAACGTGTGTATCATATGAAATAATTGCGTCGCCACATCTTTTAAGGTTTTGTTTGTATCTGTCAAATCTTACTGGTCTCATAGTTTTATAAATGTTAATGGTTTAATATATTTGTTAATGAATTTGCCAATTGATTCAGCATTGCGCATGCCTTCAAACATAAAGGGTTCAACGCTTTTGTAAAGGTATTCTCGGTTGTTTACAAATGTAAGCGTGAGCTCACTGGTTTCGTAGTTGTACTCCGCAAGTTTAATTGCTGCAGAGTTTACATTGATTCTTTCTTTAATTAGTTTTTTCATGGTTATTTAATTTTATTATATTATCAAGGGTCTTGCGTGTTAATTCTGCAGATGGTATTCCGTCTACAATATCTGTTGTTATATCTTTGGGGTAATGTTTTAATATGTTTTGAATTACCCCGTCAAGTACATGATCATCCAGCTCGTTGTTGAGTGTGTAGTGATCAGTTTTATTTTTATACGTTACAGATAGCTTACTCAGTCCCATCGTCGTCTATATTTTCGCTTAGCCATCTTTCAATCTCAGACTCGTCCATGTATTCATCTACGTCATCCATAAGGATTCTAGCCTCAGGAATATCTTCAGCTACCTGCACAATGCGTTCCATGATAGTATCAAAGTCAGGTTGATAGTAGTATACATCATTTTCCCAGTTGAGGCAGCCAGGGTCTTCGGTTAAAATATAAACGTTGTATCCGTCTGCTGTCATGTACTCAGTTAATTGTAAATCATTATCACAATAGTCGTCAAAGTTTGTAATGGTTATATTTAGATGTTGTTCTAGTCTTTCTAATGGTGTCATAATTTTTGGTTTTAAGGTTTATAATATTGTACGGAGGAGGAGGAACATTACCCTCGCTTTATCTCGAGATTTTATTTGCCCGTCGGCAATCCCCCGTAGTTGATTACACATATATGTATGTGTATAGCATTTAGTCTTCGACCTGTTCAGGTGCTTTGTATTTGTTATCAATGTAGTCAATCAATCTTACCGTGAAGTATTCGATTAAGTCATTGCCTTCAAAGCCATCATCAAGTAATGGTTTAAGCTTTTCAATGTTGTAGTCAAACGCCCAGTCGTCAACTAAACCTCTCATGCGTTCGTGCTTTCTTTTAAGTTCTAAATAGTTTTCTAGTTTGTTACTCATAATTATTATTTTTTAGATTCATATATATTATCAATAGCCTTGCGTATTTATTCTGTAAGAGCGTGAGCTATCTTAAGTAATTCAACTGTGCTTTCGTGTTCGGCTTCAACACGCCATGAGTTCTTTTCCTTTACTTCTAATCTCCAACTATTCATATTGAACCCACCTCGGATCTGCCAGTCTTGTATGTTTCTTTTCATTTTGTTACGCGTTTAATTAATGTAAATAATATTTGTTGCTTTACTTTTAGTTCGAGTTCATTAACATCTGGGTAGTTAGTTCCATCCAATGTCCAGTGGACTGTCTTGTTAATATAATTTTCAATATCATCTGTGCACTCTTGTGCAAATCTTTCAACTGCTTTCATCCTATATATTCTAATAAGTTTTTAATCTTCTTTAAATTCTTGTGTGCAATTTGTGCATTCATAAAGTGTGCATAGTCTGGGCCAAGTTCAACCAGATCATCGATCGTTTGGCGTAGCTCATAGAGTTTGTCTTTTGTTTTCATATTATTTGTTCTTTAAATATATATTATAATCTTCTTTTACTTTATCTAATACCCTGCTTAAATCTTGTGGGTCATAATCAAAGGTTGAAACTTTCATCCAGTGTGCAACGGATTCTAAGGATTCAATTGCTTGTTCTTTATTTGTCATAGTGTATAATATTATGTTCCGCTATAGCCCCAGGCCCCAGCTTCACTGTTTAAATATTCATCTTGCATTTTATCAAGCTCAACCTTAGTATCATACTTAGATACATGTTCTCTAATAGTATCAACAGCCTCAGAAATATCATCGAAGTTGATGTGTGTATGTGCTGACGGTCTTTTAAGTATTACCGTGGCACCCAGTGAACTGATCTTATTACCCATATAGTCATAAGTACCAAGCTTAAAGTCATATTTTTCGTTTGATAAGTTTTTCATTTGTAAAGGTGTTAAGTTATTTGTATATATTTTTTTTAGGTTAGTTATAATGCATAATCAGTATGCACATATATAATTATTTATAATTATTATCGGGTTGATTACGTATTTATTCTGTAAGCTTCCTGAGTGCGACATTAGGTACTTAATATAGATTAATAACAGGCTATTGTCACACACTTTAATCGTGTTGGAATTTTGGATTCGATGTTATGAAATCTAATTCACTTTTCCACTGTTCAGGTGTTATTTGTTTTTGCATTGCTTTAAGGTATAGACTGGTGACGTCTACATTATATCCATCTTTACTTTTAATTGTTACCATCATAGTTTTATATTTATTATATTATCAGATCATTAACGTATTATTTTTGTAAAGTCTCTTTTATATCTTCAAGTTCTACTAGGTCTTGGTTGATTAAGAATGATAATTCTCTGTTATCATTTTTCATTATATATTCTATTAGATCTAATCTATCTGTGATATCATAGTGACTTTCATCGTTATAAATTTGGATTAAAGAATTGTAAACTTCATCTCTGTCAATAGTGTGTGTCATAATTTTATATTTTAAGTTTATTATATTATCAAGTCAAGGACGTATTATTTCTGTAAGGACTCACTTTGGTCGACGACGGAGGTGAGGTTCAGATCGATCTTCTCGATGACTTCGTTTACGTGTTCTTCAAATTTTGGTGGCACATCGTCTTTGTGTCGATTTATTAATAGGTCTTCAACTGCGTACCTCATCAGGTTCAATTCGTTCTTTGTAAATTTCATATTATATATTTTTATTATAGTTATAATTCATTAGTGCCATGTGTGCATCCCAGAGCTCGTCGGCTTCTTCTTGTCGTTCGGGATCGTGTTCGATTAGTCGGTATTTTTCTAGGTATTCACTCATATTATTTTATATTATTATCAATTGTATTACGTATTTATTCTGTAACCTCTATCACTTCTTTTATTTCGTCTAAGCCCCATTTTGCAGCTGCATATTTAGTTGCTTCCATTATACTATTAGCTCTTACATAACTATAGAAGTTTCTTAAATTTCTTTTTGAATCTATCCAATGTGATTCTTTAATTACTTTGTACATATCTTTTATTTTATATTATTATCAAATTAGTTGCGTATTATTTCTGTAAGGTTTTAGATTAGATCTGGATTTGCATTAGGTTGTAAGTGATATACTCTATAGTAGTATTCTTCTATACTTTCATTATATTTCATTTCTATTGTACTTTCAACATAAATTAAATTTTCATTTTTAATTTGTTCTTCACTTCCATAGTAATTTGGTAAATGAATCTTTTCCATTTCGTTTAGTATTAAACTTGTTAGATCTAGCATAGTATTTATATTTATTAGTTACATTTATATTATCAAATGGATAACGTATTATTTCTGCAAACTTTCAAAATAGTTTTCAAATGAAAAAGATCAAAAAGTACGTGATTTTTCTGTAAAACCTAAAACCTTCCGTGTTTTTTCTGTAAAAAAGGGGGAACCCGGTAAAACTAAAACAACTTTCTGTAAAGTACTGGTACTCAAATATATACATACAACACAAAATCTATACATATCTAACGTATTTTTTAACCCAGTGTGACGTTAGGTAGTTATAAATACTTTAGTAGTAGGCTAATGTCGCATACGATGTAAAATTTGTAAGTTGTGTGTAACTTATGCGATTATAAAAGAATAGAATTATATTTAATTATGAAAAAGAATGAGGTTCTAGTTAAGTCCAATGGGCTGAGGAATGAATTAAAGGAAATACGTAAGAGTATTGACAAACTAACGAACGCAATGATAGAAATACACATTGCACAAACAAACCAACATGAAAGTATTAATAACAAGCTTTGCACTTGCAACACTAATGATGAGCTGCGGGACAATAAGAGAAGCACGAATAAATGAATTTAAGGAACTAACTAAGGATATGCGTATAAAAACGCAAGATGAAGCTAGGATAGCTCAAGTTTTATATTTAAAAATAGTAAATAAACGCAATTATGAAAAATAAAATGGATTCTCCTGTAGAAGGTAATGCTTTTGGAGGGCTAATGGCCAAAAATTTAGATGCAGGTATGTCAAAAAGCGAGGCGGCTGCTAATGCTGCAGCAACTCTTAAGCAAAGAAACGACAGTGTAGCTAGTTATAAAAACTTTGGAGTATCAGCTAGCCCCAGTATGATGAATTTAATGGGCAAAAGCTATAAAAAATAATAATGCCCCAAAATTTAACCCCTGGTGCTCGTAAAAGAAAAGCAATACGGGACAAAGAATATGCTATGACGCCTAGAAGACGGCGTATGAAAGCAGAAAATCAACGCCTTCGGCGTAAAGCTATTAAAAGGGGCTTCAATCTGGCCGGTCTAGATTACGATCACGAAGATAAAAAATTTGAATCAATAAAAAGGAATAGAGGTAACGACGGAAACGGCACCAAAACAGAAACAGCATAAAAATTAGCACATGGCAATAATTTATTCATACCCTCAAGCAACACCAACTGCTTCAGACTTACTAATCGGTACACTACTATCGGATGATAGTGGAGAAAATCCAACAAAATCATTTACTATAGCGGATATTATTGGTTTGGTACCCGCAGCCGGAACAGGAGGGACAGTTACATCAATAGGCCTAACTAATACAGATGGTTTTTTAACAATTCAAAACACTCCTATAACTACAGCTGGTAATATAGGGGTTAATCTTTTTACATCGGGAGGTACCCCCGGGGCTACTACATTCTATAGAGGAGATGGCCAATGGGCCGAGCCGACTGGAACAGGTACACAGGTAACTTACACTATACAATCACAAACTAACGGTCCTAACATTGACATAGAGCTTTTAGATGATCCATCAACAAACCCAACAACTGTAACTTTAATACCGGGGAATGATATAGCTTTAGTCAATGCATCAAATGAAATAACAATTGCATCTGAGGCTGTTTCAACGGTGGTTGGTGGTACTTTTATAAATGTTGATTCTACTAATACACTAAGCCCTATAGTAAATTTATCCGCAACCGGCACCCCTGATGCTACCAGCTTTTTAAGAGGAGACAATACCTGGGCTGTTCCTAGTGGCGGAGGCGGTGGAGGAAGCATGAGCTCCTGGGATTTATTAGCAGACACCGGAACCACTCAAAATATTACTGATGGTGAAGATGTAAAACTTATTGGTGGCTCTGGTATTAGCACAGCTGTAGCGGATAATGCAGGTGTTGCTGAAGTAACAATAAATTTATCAGGCACAGCGGTAGGTAGCTTAACCACGGCAGCTACAACATATGACAATTCAGCGGATGCTTTAAATGTTTCCGCATCTGGTAATGACTATACCATTAATGCTAAAAATGTTATTACCCCCGGAGTTAATCCAGTGGGAACTCCGACAATATCTCAAATAAGAAACATAGTTTCTCTTACATCCGCTCAATATACAGCAATCACAACAAAAGATCCAAACACACTTTATATAGTAGTATAATATGGCCATATATTTAGGTACCCAAGCAATTTCAAACTTATATCTGGGAAACCAAGAAATATGTGAATCTTTTTTAGAATCTACACAAATTTATGATGGATGTGCATTTACACCTGTAGTAGTAACACTGCAAGTAAATAATAATATATCGGGTCCATCTGCAGGATATACTATTGGTGGTGATCAAAATGGCGCACAGCAGTCAGGAGAAGGCGGGGTTGGCTCATATGCTTTTAATACTACAGTTTCGGTAAATAGTGGCTATCAATTTTCTTCAGGCCCTACTGTGAATAATGCGAGCGGAACTTTACCATTATCAGATCAGACCGTAACAACTACGTTATCAGGAACAGTAGCATTAATTCCTACAAATAGAACAGTGACGTTAAATATAGTTGATAATGTTAATGACCCCGGTGTCAGTCATACTTTTTCAGGTGATCCGGACGGGGACACCGTAACAGGACTACCAGGATCTTCATACAGCTTTACTTCTACATTAAATATAGCGTCAGAGTGGGAGGGGTCTATAACGCCAAATACAACTCAAACCGTAAGTGGATCAATACCCAGCTCAAATACTACTGTTAATATGACATTTAATGGTACATTGACTCAAAAAACATATACAGTAAATCATTCTTACGATACCTCTGGTGTTACTGGCACCCAATATAGTGCGCCTTCATCATCGGTAACTGGGGCAAATTCTGATGTTGTTTCACAAACAGGAAGTTCTGTTACAGGGCGAGCAGGAGCAGCTTGGAATTTTGTAACATCTGGATTACAAGCAAATTCTACGTACGAATGGACTAGTGGTCCAACTCTATCTCCAACATCACCAAGAGCAGTAACTATAACAGGAGGACAAACAACACCGTCTACTCTTACAACCTTTGTTACAGGAACCGTTTCACAAATTGTAAACCAAGTTACTTTAGGTGGTGTACCTAGACCTTGTGCAAATTATTCATGTATAATTCCAGGGTCAGGGAGTCAACAAAGTAATGTTTGGTATTATTCAGGAACTTTAAGTGTAGGCACTGTTCTTTGGTCAAATAATGATTTAACAGGAAGTAATCCTGCGGCTGGTTTTTACGGAAAACTTAGTGGAGGTACAGGAAGTGTACAATATGGTTCTAGTGCTGTTATAGCATTACCTTCTTGTGTAAGTTCTCTTAATGCTGTAACTCTTAAGTTTGATAGCACACCGGCTTTCGCGTGCGCAGCAGCTACTGATGAAGCTGGCTATATGGATGGCTTCGCATTAACAACTTCTAGCAATTTTTATACTGATAGTACAGGTTGTTCCTTTGGTTCAAACGGTTATTATTCAGATGGAACGTATGTCCGTGAATTAAGTAATGGAGCATTTATATCTTTTGCATCTTGTTAAAAATAAAAAAAATAAAAAACATATAAAATGGCAATAATATATACTTACCCGGTAGTTGCACCCGCACTATCAGATCTGGTTATAGGTACAGATTTAGGCGGTAAAAACCCAACTAAAAATTTTACAATACAAAGTATTGCAGATTTGGTTGGAGGGGTAAAGCAAATAGTTGCCGGAACAGATATATCAGTAGACCCAACAGATGGAACAGGCATTGTAACAGTAAATTCAACGCTTGATCCTGGGGTTACTTCTTTAATAGCTGGGGACAATATTAATTTATCACCTGCTGATGGGACAGGGGATGTTACTATTGGTGTAAGCAATGTTGTGTTATCTGTATCTACCGGTGATGCTGATACAATATTAATAGGCGGCACAAACGTAAGTCCTACAGTTTCTGCTAATGTTACATCAACAATAGCTTCTGGAGGAGCTAATTTGGTAGCGGCAGGCACAATATATGATTTTGTAGATACAAATTATATTCCTTATGCGGAAACCTCAACTTCACAAATACAGTTTGTTGATAATAACTCTGCTTTAGGAACATCAGATACTGTGGTACCTACTCAATTAGCTGTTAAAACTTATGTAGATAATGCTGTTACAGGCCAGTTAATATATCAAGGTGGTTATAATGCCGCAACTAATACTCCAGATCTTACAACTTCTCCTAATAGTATTTTACAAGGGTGGACATATACAGTTACGACTGCGGGAACATTTTTTACCGAAACGGTTGAGGTTGGCGATTTATTAATAGCCGAAAGTGATAATCCAACTTCGTTAAGCAATTGGACAACAGTACAAAATAATATTGGTATTGCGACCGATACGATACAAGGTATTGCTAATTTTCCAATTTCAGGTGGTTTATCAATAAACGCAGGAGCGGTTTCATTGCCTGATTCAGGTGTAACTGCAGGGTCTTATACACTTTCTGATATAACGGTAGATGCTAAAGGAAGGATAACTTCAGCGTCAAGTGGAACAGTAAATATAGGAGTATCTGACTTATCTTCTGCTTCAGGTACCTTTATAACAATTGCTAATTTATCTTCAGCAACAGGGGCTATTGATTTAGGTACTGTTGATTTATCAGCTACTGGAACCCCTAGCAGTACTACTTTTTTAAGAGGGGATAATACTTGGGCTACTGTTATTTCTGAAAATGACTATGTTGATGGCATACAATTTGATACAGGAACTGGTGTACTAACTTTAGAAAGAACTGGAGCTTTAGCGGATTTAACTCAAGATTTAGATGGTAGATATGCATTAGCATCTGATGTACCATCCAATATAGTACAAACAGTTGACACAACTAGTGGTGCGTTCATAGATCTTACACCGGCATCACCAACATCTGGTGCTGTAACGGTTACTGCGGCACTTTCTGCAACCGGCACTCCTAGTGCATCAACATTTTTAAGGGGGGATAATGCTTGGAGTACTGCACTTACAAGTGTGGGCATAACAAGCACGCTTTCAACTATAGCAATAAGTAATTCCCCATTAACAGCTAATGGGAATATAAACATAGATTTATCAACATCAGGAGTTAGCCCTGGTTCTTACACAAATTCTAATATAACCGTAGATCAATATGGTAGGATAACGGTTGCTAATAGTGGGGCCGCAGGAGGGGTTTCTGATTTTACAAATTCTAATGGTACTTTTATTAGTTATACTACAGAAAATGCAGCGGCTACAGGAAGTGTTACTACGGGACAAGTAGATTTATCAGCCCTTGGCACTCCTTCTGCTACTACATTCTTAAGAGGAGACAATGCTTGGGCAGAACAATCTGATATTGTAGCGGGAGCATCGACTCTTGTGGAAATAGAGGTTAAAAATTTAGAGGGTGCAGCTTTAACTCAAGGAACCCCTGTATATTTACTAGGCACGGTTGGTGCTTCAATTATAGTTGAAGTAGGCAAGGCAGACGCAAGTAATGCTAATAAAATGCCTAGCGTTGGTATATTAAAGCAAGACTTAGCAATTAATGGACAGGGGTATGCAATTGTATCAGGTACTTTAAAAAATGTGTCTACCAGTCCTATAGATTCAGTAACACCATCTACAGGTGATACGCTATATGTTAAATCTGGAGGCGGATTAACAACTACAAAGCCAACTGGTTCAACAAACTTTATACAAAATATTGGACAAATAGGTAGGGTTAACAGCGTTGGTGGATCTATTTTAGCATCTTGTATTATGAGATCTAATGATATACCTAATTTACCTACAGGTAAAATATGGGTAGGTAATAATAATACCACAGTTTCTGATGTAGTTTATTTAGATGAAACTAATTTAAGATTAGGGTTAAATACAATAACACCATCACAAAGTCTGCATGTAGATGGTAATACTAGAATAACAGGGGCAATATACGATTCGAATAATGTACCAGGAACCTCTGGAGAAATATTAAGTTCTACTGCAACCGGAACAGCTTGGGTTTCTGCTGGGGGTAGTGGTACAGTAACATCAGTAGCAACAAGCTCCCCTATTACTGGGGGTGTTATTACATCTAGTGGAACTATAGGTATTACACAATCTAGTACTGCTACCGATGGATACTTATCGTCTGCCGATTGGAATACATTTAATAATAAAACATCAAATGCTGGTACAGTCACATCGGTGGCTATTACAGAAACAGGTACAGCATTAACTATAACAGGCTCACCAATAACAAGTAGTGGCGTAATTGACATAGCTGGAGCAGGAACATCCTCACAGGTTATACTAGGCGATCTTACTTTAGGCACTTACACTACAGGAACAGTTACTAGTGTAGGCATATCCGCTGGATCTGGAATAGGTGTAACAGGAAGTCCTATAACAACGAGTGGAATTATAACTGTAACTAATACAGATACAGGTTCATCTCAAAATATATTTAAAACAATAGCTGTTTCCGGTCAATCAGATATTGTAGCTGGCAGCAATAGCGATACTTTAACTGTTGCAGCAGGGTCAGGAATAACTGTTACTACAAATTCTGGAACAAATGAATTAACAATAGCTACTAGTGGTGGCGGAGGAACCGTAACAAGTGTGGGACTTTCGATGCCTTCTGCATTTACTGTTGCTAATTCACCTATTACTTCAAGCGGAACTCTTACAGTAACCGGAAGCGGATCAATTTCTCAATATATAAGAGGAGATGGTACTTTAGCAACATATGACGAAGGTACAGTAACATCAATAGGAACAACGGGACCAATTACCGGTGGTACAATAACAAATACAGGTACTATTGGTATTACACAGTCAAGTACCTCTGCCGATGGTTATTTATCTTCAACTGACTGGAACACCTTCAATAATAAAGGCAGTGGCACGGTTACAAGCGTAGGAGCAATTACAGGTACAACGGGTACGGATTTTAATATACAAAATTCTCCTATAACTAGCTCCGGTAATCTAGAATTTAATTTGCCAGTTGCAAGTGCAACAAATACAGGTAAATTGTCATCAACAGATTGGAATACATTTAATAATAAAGGCAGTGGTACATTAACGGGAAGCGGTTCATCCACTCAAGTTGCTTTTTGGTCCTCATCATCAGGATTAACTGGAAGTAATAGTTTATACTGGGATTCAGTCAATAATAGACTAGGAATAGGAACATCTAGCCCACAAGAAGCGTTGGATGTCAGTGGGTTTATACAATCAGGCTCTATTGTAGTTGATCAAACCAGCTTATTTATAAATTCTAATCAGAGTCCTAATGTAGGAATGGGTACAAATTCCCCTAGCGAAAGATTAGACGTGTCAGGAGTAGTGAAATCAACAGGTCTTAAGGTTAATAACAATATTATTTATGTTGCTAACTCTGGCACAAATGTAGGAATAGGAACATCTAGCCCACAAGAAGCATTGGACGTTAGTGGGTTTATACAGTCAGATTCTATTATAGTTGACCAAGGCAGTTTATTTATAAATTCCAATCAAAGCCCCAATGTAGGAATGGGAACGACTAGTCCTAGTGAAAGATTAGACGTATCAGGTGTGGTAAAATCAACAGGGCTTAAAGTTAACGGCGATGTTCGAGTAGATGCTCGTTATTATGATGCGGGTAATTCATCTGGAACAAGTGGCCAGCTATTAAGCTCAACAGGAAGTGCTACTGATTGGATTGATGTACCTACCGCTCCTAGTACAGACAATCAAAACGGCGGGTCAGCATTACAATATTGGTCAGGAACACAAGCCCAATACGATTCTATATCAACTCCCGATGCTAATACAATTTATTTTATTACATAATGTCAATATACAGAGGCACATCAGAACTTTTAGCCGTATACAAAGGTGGTACTCAATTATCAAAAATATACGCTGGAACAACACAAATTTTTCCGCAACCATTTACTGCTTATAATTTAGAGTGGTTAGTTGTAGCCGGAGGTGCCCCTGGTGGGTATTCGAGAACTAATGATGATGCTGGAGGTGGTGGAGCAGGCGAATTTAGGGATTCAGCTACTCAAGGACCTGAATCTATATCATTTGCTGGAATTACAATCCAGGTTGCCGTAGGAGCAGGGTCTGCATCTGTAACTAACCATCAGAACATTCAAAACAACGGAAATGATAGTTATTTTACTTATAGTAGTACAGTAATAAGTTGCTACGGCGGAGGTGGTGGTGGAAATAGAAATGGATCTGGATCATCTTCCTACGGCCAAGACGGTGGATCAGGTGGTGGTGGTGGTGGTTCTGGTAGATCTGGGGGATCAGCTATTGCTCAATATTACGGTAATGCTGGAGGTAATGGAGATAGTGGTGATGGCGGCGGCGGCGGCGGTGGCGCAGATTTTCCTGGTAATGACGGTAGGCAAGGAGGAAGTAATAACGGAGGCGACGGAGGTGATGGTCGTGGTAATTCAATTACAGGCAATACAGTTGTTTATGCTGGTGGTGGCGGTGGTTCTGGCGATAGTGGCGGAACTGGTGGTGCTGGAGGCGATGGTGGCGGCGGAAATGGCGGAAACGGTACAGATGGTGGTATTATGCCAGACGCTGGAACATCTAATACAGGCGGCGGCGGTGGCGGCGGCGGTTGGGATAATAACTCTATTTATGGAGGTTCAGGTGGATCGGGAATTGTTATTTTAAAATTACCAACTGCATCATATTCTGGAACCACAACTGGATCACCAATAGTAACTACTGTTGGAACAGACACTATTTTACAATTTACAGGTTCTGGTACTTATACAACATAATTATGGCACATTTTGCAGAATTAAATCAAGATAATATAGTACAAAGAGTTATTGTTGTTAATAATGAAGTAATAACAAATAATAATAATGAAGAACAGGAATCATTAGGCGTAAGCTTTTGTCAGTCATTATTTGGAAATGATACAAATTGGGTGCAAACATCATATAATAATTCGTTTAGGGTAAGATTTGCAGCAAAAGGTTATACTTTTGATACTGCAAAAAATGCTTTTATTGCCCCAAAACCTTTTGAAAGCTGGATATTAAATGAAAGCACATGCTCTTGGGAAGCTCCTGTAACTTATCCAACAGATGGCAATCAATATGAATGGAACGAAGAATCTAGAACTTGGCATTTAACAACATAATTATAAAAAATGATTTACACTTGGAATAATAAAACAGTGGACACTTATCCTGCATTAGAAGGAAACAATGATGTAATCTTTAAGGTACATTGGGGGCTGATAGGAATGGATGACAATGAAAATGTAGGTAGTGTTTACGGAACGCAATTACTAGATACTTCTAATTTATCAGGCTTTATTTCTTTTGCAGATATAACAGAAGAGCAGATAAATGAATGGGTAGAAGCAGCAATGGGTGGGGAAGAAGTGCAAGCTAAAAAAAATGCTATTAACGCACAAATAGCAGAGAAAGCAAATCCATCAGTAATAACTAAACAGATTGGCGAAGAATAATTATTAACTAAGCTTTGTATTTAAAAAAATTTAAAATAAGATATGAAATTACCAAAAAATGGAGTAGCTAGAGAAATACGCCATTATATAGGCAGCTTATTTATATTCCTTTTAATTATATCTATCGTATTTATATTAATGCGATTTCCAGTATTAGAAACAAATAAAGAAGTTGTTATGATGCTCATAGGTACTCTTGCTGCATCTATAGGGCTTGTCGTTAGCACAATAACAGGTGCAAAACCTGACGATGTAAACGCATTAAAAGGTGATGTAGAAAAAAAACAATTACAAATAGATTATTTAACTAAAGCAAAAGATGATTTAGAATCCATGGTAATTAATCTCCAAAAAGAAATGCTAAAAAACCAAGACGACGTAATGGATAAAATTATATTAAAAGCTGCATTAGATTATGATGATAGGGCCGGAGCGCATAAACAGCTAGTGTCACAAAAAAAATGTACATGTGGCGAAGAAAGCTGTTTTTGTAAAGGTGAGTAATTACAAGTAATAATAAACTATAAACCTAACTAATTTTAAACCAATACCAATGACACTATTTTACCAGACTCAATCGTGGTCTAGTCAACCACAAGTATCCGAAGAAACCAAAAAAATTTGGAAGCGTTATTCAAAGAAAAAAAATTGGAGAATAACACAACTTCCGAACGGCTATTACCAAGCTGAATGGATTGACTTCAACGATAACTGGAACGGAATTACAAGGCGTGAAACAATTGAAGGGGCTGAAAAAGCAATTGAATCTTCAATTGAACATTACATTAAAAAATTAAAACTTTCCGAAGGTCCAGTTGTTGTAAAAACCTTTTAAATAAAATACTTAAATTAAATTTAATTAAATCATGTCAGACGCAATTGTCAAAAATCTAAGCTTTGGTAAAGAAGCTAAGGATAAACTATTTGAAGGTATAAACAAACTCACAAAAGCCGTTAGTTCTACACTTGGAGCTAGCGGTAAACGTGTGATATTAGAAGATGGTGCAGGAAAACCTGTTATTACTAAAGATGGAGTAACTGTAGCTGATTCAATTATATTATTAGACCCTATTGAAAATATGGGTGCTACGCTTTTAAAGGAAGCTGCTAGGAAAACTGTTAAAGAAGCTGGCGACGGAACGACAACGGCTACAGTGCTAGCGCACTCAATTTTAAATGAAGCATATCCTAAATTAAAAGAATTAGGGGCTAGAAGCTTAAAAGAGGGTATTGATAGTGCTGTGCAAAAAGTTGTACAATATTTAGAAAAAAATTCAGTAAAAGTTACTGGTAAAATGATTGATCAAGTAGCTATTATATCCACTAATAATGATGAAAAGTTAGGAAAAATTATAGCTGAAGCTTTTAGATCAGTAGATGAAACAGGTATTGTTATGATGGAGCAGACTGAATTATCTGAAACTACTGCGGAATTAATAGATGGTATTCAATATAATCAGGGACTAACTAATCCTAATTTCATTACTAAAAAAGATAATAATACTGCGGAATTAGAAAAAGCGCATGTACTGCTTATAGAATCTCCCGTAGAAAACATAAGAAAAATACAAAGTATTTTAGAATACGTTATTAAAAATAATAAGCCATTATTAATAGTTGCTGATATGGATCCAACAGTGATTTCTGCTTTAGCAATGAATAAAATTAAAGGAAATATAAAAGTAAATGTAGTTAATGCTCCTACGTATGGAGTTAATAGAAAAGATATGTTTTCTGATTTAGCTATGTTAACTGGCTCTACGGTAATAAACGAAGATTTAGGGGATGATATGGATTTAATTCAACCCGAACATTTAGGGTTTTGTGAAAAATCAATTACTGATAATAATGAAACTATTATTAAAGTTTCTAATATTCCTGATGAAGTAAAAAATATAATAAAAAAACTTCAAGAAGAATTAAAAAGCACTACTGTTCCTCCTGAAATTCAAAGAATAGAAAAAAGAATAGCAAGATTATCCGCTAAAATTGCTAGTGTTAAAATAGGAGCGGATTCAAGTATTGAATTAAAAGAAAAATCAGATAGAGTGGAAGATGCTATTTGTGCCACTAAAGCTGCCATTAAAGAGGGTATTGTTGCCGGCGGTGGAGTTGCCTTATTAAACGCATCAACATTAATTAAAAGTAAAAGTAAAGCTGAAGACATATTATTAAAAGCTATTCAAGCCCCTTATACAACAATATTAGAAAATGCAAATCTTAATATTTTAGAATCTAATAAAAAAGGATGGGGTGTGGATGCTATTTCTGGTAAAGAAAAAAATATGATTAAATCAGGAATAATTGATCCTTTACTGGTAACCAAAACAGCATTAAAAAATGCAGCTTCAGTTGCAACTACAATATTGTCTACAGATTGTATAATTAATAATTTAAGAATTAATGAAAGCAATAGGTAGAAATTTAATAATAGAAAAAGAAAAGCAGGGATCTTCTAAAACAAAAGGCGGTTTAATATTATCTGAAACACAAAGAGAAGATTTAAGATATAATAAAGCTAAAGTTATATCAATAGGAAATCATATAGAAGGTATTAAAGAAAATGACTCTATATATTATGATAGGCATGCTGGCCATAATATTGAAATAAATAAAACAATATATCAAGTTATAAAAGAACAAGATGTAGTTATTGTTTTATGAAAAGATTTGAAGCTAAAGATCTTAAAGAGCATAATTTACTAAAGCATTATAGAATTATACGTAAATGGGCCGCAAGAAATAATGATTTAACAGAGTCTGATTTAGAGCTTTTAATATATTTAGATTGTATAGATTTATTTAGTAAAATAGATTTTAAAATGGGTGCATACTCATATAGCTGGGACAATAGAAGATGGAATAGATTATTAAAAAGCGGTTGGATAGTTGTTTGGCGCAAGAGAAATCATACTACGCAAAAATACAATTTATATAAAATTTCTTTTAAAGGCAAACATCTTATAAATAAAATTTACAAAATAATGCTCGGCGAAGAAGATGTTCCTACTAGCGATAGAAGAAACAAAATAATGAAAGGTGAAACTTATACAGATAAAGTTTTAAAAGTTTCAATTAATAATATTAATAAAGATAAACATAGATAATTATGAAAATCAAAGATCCAAAAATTCAAACTATTGAAAAAGCTGGTGTGGTCGGCGCAAATGCTGTATGGGATGGCCCTTTAGACACAGATGGCTTTCCTATGGGTAATGGTTCTAGTTCTGGTATTAATGGAATGGAAGTAAAAAAATTTCCAACTAATTATTCCGCAGGTCCTATTACTCAAAGAGCTAAAGGCATTAGGTAAAATGGAATTTTCTGATTTTAAAATGTATGGCATAAATACACTTGCATTAGGTGTAACTATGCTTGATATTGAAATTCCGTTAAAAATAATTCTTTTAACCGTTACTATTGGCTATACTATTGATAAATGGATGAAATTAAAAAAATAATATGGCATATACTCAGTTAAACTCTCCGCTGTTAAAAAAAGGTGATGCACCTTCTCGTAAAAAATCCAAAGGTTATTATGCTAAAGTAAAATCTGGGAGCGGCACAGGTTCTAAGGCTGGTGGAGGAATGACGGCAAAAGGTGTAGCTAAATATAGAAAAGATAATCCTGGTTCTAAACTAAAAACAGCGGTAACCACGCCGCCTTCAAAACTTAAGAGGGGAAGTAAAGCTTGGAAACGTAGAAAAGCTTTTTGCGCTAGATCAAAAAGTTGGAAGTCAGAGCGTGGCAAAGCAGCGCGCCGCAAATGGAACTGTTAAGCAAATAATAATTAAAAATAATAAAATGGGAAAAGCTGAAAAGTATAATTTAAAAGAGGCATATAATAAAAATCTTAATGATAAAGCAAGATTACATTATTTAGAAAATTACGAGCACGATTCTCACAGTAGAAAAGGTGGTTCAGGATCTTATACTGGAAATCACCCTAAATTTACTTCTCCTGTAGGTATGGCTGGGCAATTAACAGGGCAAATGCCTACACAAACAGGAGTTGCTCAACCACAAACTATTGTTGATCCTACGCAAATAGGAACAATTCCGGCTCAAAACATTATAAATGCTAACGCTGCAAATACTCAACCGCAATATTCTGCACAAGAACAAATTGCTATGGCTAATACAAGAGGATTAGTAAATGGAATCTAAAGGATTAGGCGATACTATAGAAAAAATTACTAAAGTTACAAGAATTAAATCTGTGGTAGATAGAGTAGCAGAAGGTTTAAATATTCCGTGTGGTTGTAATAAGCGAAAAGAAAAATTAAACAAAATATTTCCTTATAAATAATGGCTTTTAAAATAAACCCACCTTATTCTTTAGACAATACACCAATTTATACGGTAGATTTAGATAATAATGTGTTAGGTAAGGCCAATAACAATGGAACTATTATTGTAAATAAAAATTTAGATCCTAATGATTTAAAAAAAGTAATAGATCACGAAATGGTGCATGTAGACCAATTTAAAAGAGGTGATTTAGATTATGATGATAAAAATGTATATTGGAAAGGTAAAACTTATTCAAGATCTAAAATGAATGAAGGATCCCCAACCTTAGCCTGGGAAAAAGAAGCTTATAACAAAACCAATAAATAACTTAAAATTAATATTATGCCTAAAGGATTTGGATATGGCGGTGAGTCCGCTAATCAAGAAAAGAAAAATTTAAATAAAGACATGCCGGTGGTTAGCCGCGCTTCAGGTAATTCTTGGATGAATAAACATTCAGTTGCTGCTGGGTCACCTGTAGGAATGGGTGGATCTTACAAAGGCTCTGCTATAAAATTACATAAACCCGGTCATGGTCCCGATCCAAAAAGCGGTCAGTTTAAAAAAGGCCCATCTGGAAGACCAGTAGCTGTTAGAGAAACTAGTGAAAGCGGGGGTTTTATACAACCAACTTCTGAAGGCGTAAAAGCTGCACAACAAAATACTGGTATTTTTGATCCAAAGACAACCAATATTGCCGACTATAAAGGGTATTATTTAGAATCCGGAAGTGGAAAACAAACTCAAGATCCTAGTAAGGCTTATGGGTTTGTATCGCATTCAGGTAAATTTACTAGATTTGGAAGCACGGACAATTCAAGTCGTAGAGAAGCAATTAAAGAAGCTGAAAGAAAAAAGAAATTATATATGCAAGAGCAGTCTAGATTAAGAACAATGCGACAGGACCGCATTGATTATGCAGAAGCAGGTGGCGTAATTAAGCCGGCTAAGAAAAAAGACCCCAAATCAGGAGCATAAAATGTGGAAATTGCTTGTTGGATTACTAAAAGGCGGTGATAATAGAAAATCCGTTGCTGGTAATTTAGCCTGGGAAATACGAGAAGCCATAAAAGGCAAAGAGTTAGATCCTAATGAATTAATTTCTATACAAACAAAAATAAATGAAATAGAAGCTGGCCATCGAACTGTATTTGTTGCTGGCTGGCGCCCATTTATTGGCTGGGTTTGTGGTGTAGCTTTAGCATATAATTTTGTAATAAGAGATTTGTTTATATGGGCATTACAACCGCAAGATGTACCTCCAGCATTACAGATGGAACATTTAATGACCGTTTTGTTAGGTATGTTAGGATTAGGTGGCTTGCGAACATATGAAAAGATAAAAGATAAAGTAAAGTAATAATAATCAATTTAAATTTAATCAAATGGAAAAAGTAGAAAAAAAAGTAACTGAAGAGCAATTAGCTAAAATTAAAGAGAATCAAACTGCAATGAATAACAAGCTTAGGGATTTAGGTTTTTTAGAAAATCAAAAGCATATCTTATTGCATGAATTTGCCGGATTAACGCAAGATAGTGATGATCATAAAAAAGAGCTTGAAAAAGAATATGGAGCGGTTAGCATCGATTTAGAAACGGGGATTTATACTGAAATAGAAGAATCTAATAAATAATATAAATGTCACGTGTTATAAGAAAAATCAGCATTGGATCTGATTATAAAAATGATGCTATGCATTATTCCCTTGAACAAGAAGTTTACGGAGGTCACAAAATAGCTTATATCATATTTGAAGATACTGATAATTCTTATAATATACATATAAAAAAGAATAATGAGGTGGTGCCATGGAAAAAATTTAATTCTAATATGGCAATTTCAGTAGAGTATGATTTAAAATATGAATAGTCTTTATAATTTTATAGTAGAGCCTATAGGTGAAAGATATAATAATTCAATTAATATAGGTGAAAATAAATTAGTATTAAATTCTAGCATAGAATCTTTTAAGTTTATAAATAAACTAGCAAAAGTAATTAGTACACCTTTAGCTTTCAAAACTGTTATAAAACCGGGTGATGAAATAATAATACATCATAATGTTTTTAGAAGGTATTATGATATAAGAGGTAAAGAAAAAAATAGTAGTAAATACTTTAAAAACAATCTTTACTTTTGCCAACCGGATCAAGTGTATCTTTATAAAAAAAGTAATAAATGGCATTCGTTTATGGATAGATGCTTTGTAAAACCGGTTATTAATAAAGATTATTTAAAGCAAGAAAAAACTAAAAGCCTTGTTGGTATACTAAAATACGGAAATAGCTCGTTAGAAGCTCTTGAAATAAGCCCAGGAGACACCGTTGGGTTTACGCCAAATGGCGAATGGGAGTTTATAGTAGATAATGAGCTTTTATATTGTATGAAATCAAATGATATTGTTATTAAATATGGACATCAAAAAAACGAAACTGAATATAATCCAAGCTGGGCAAAGAGCAGTTGAAGAATTAATTAAAGTAGCAAAAGAAGATATTGTAGATTCTGATGATGACATATCTGCTGATAGATTAAAAAACGCTGCTGCAACTAAAAAATTAGCAATATTTGACGCTTTTGAAATATTAAACAGAATAGATCAAGAAGAAAAATTATTGCAAGAAATTCCAGAATCTAAAAAACAATTTGGTGGATTTGCGGAAAAAAGATCTAAATAATGTACCAACAGAATCTATATTTTATAGCTAAAGACTATATAAAACCTAAAATTATAAATAGAAATAATAGGTATAAAAAATGGGAATATGGCTATAATAAAGAATATGATATTATAATAATAAGTAAAACAGGTAAAATAGGTGAAATATATAATATACAAGGTTTATATATTGCTTTACCATTAATTGAACAATGTTATAAAAAATCAAATAAAAAAGAAGATCAATACTGGCAAAAATTTGAATATCCTAAAGTATTAAAAAAAATAAAATCAGTTTTTGATTGGGAACAATACCCTGATAATTTTAAAGAAAACTGGTACGATTTTATAGATAATGAATTTAAATATAGAGAAGAAGGTTTTTCGTTCTATAATAATGGTATCAAAACTTATATTACTGGGACTCATTACATGTACTTGCAGTGGACTAAAATTGACGTTGGGGCCGCTGAGTTTAGGGAATCAAACAGATTATTCTATATTTTTTGGGAAGCGTGCAAAGCAGATACCAGATGTTATGGAATATGCTATCTTAAAAACAGACGGTCTGGGTTTAGCTTCATGGCATCGAACGAAACTGTTAACCAAGCAACCATGTCAAGCGACTCGAGATTTGGAATTTTATCGAAAACTGGGGCTGATGCCAAAAAAATGTTTACAGATAAAGTCGTTCCAATATCAACCAATTATCCTTTCTTCTTTAAACCAGTTCAAGATGGAATGGATAGACCAAAAACAGAACTTGCTTATAGAGTACCCGCTTCCAAATTAACTAGACGTAAAATAGAAGTAGGAGAGCAATTAAAAGATATTGACGGTCTTGATACTACAATTGATTGGAAAAATACAGGTGACAATAGTTATGACGGTGAAAAATTAAAACTTTTAGTTCATGATGAATCCGGGAAATGGGAAAGGCCTGATAATATAATAAACAACTGGCGAGTAACAAAAACAACTTTAAGATTAGGAAGTCGTATTGTGGGAAAATGCATGATGGGATCAACATCAAATGCATTAGATAAAGGCGGAGAAAATTTTAAAAAAGTATATGAAGGATCAGATGTTACAAAAAGAAATAATAATGGTCAGACTAGTTCAGGACTATATTCTTTGTTCATACCTATGGAATGGAACTACGAAGGCTTCATTAATATGTATGGAATACCTGTATTCGACACTCCAAAAACCCCAGTTAAAAGTATTGATGGAACCGAAATAGAAATAGGTGTAATAGATTATTGGAATAATGAGGTAGAGGGTTTGAAGCAAGATCAAGATGCTTTAAATGAATTTTATAGACAATTTCCTCGTACAATTCAACATGCTTTTAGAGATGAAACTAAACAATCTTTATTTAATCTAACTAAAATTTATGAACAAATAGATTATGTTGATGATATTAAATATAGTAGTTTAGTTACTCAAGGAAATTTTCAGTGGGAAAATGGCGTAAAAGATACAAGAGTAATTTTTATGCCAAATAATCAAGGAAGATTTTTTGTTTCTTGGGTACCACCTTATCATTTGCAAAATAAAATAATAATAAAAAATAATATAAAGCATCCTGGTAATGAAGATTTAGGAGCATTTGGATGCGATAGTTACGATATTTCAGGCACAGTAGATGGCCGAGGTTCTAAAGGTTCTTTACATGGGCTAACAAAGTTTACTATGGAAGACGCTCCCCCTAATCAATTTTTTTTAGAATACATATCTAGACCCGATAATGCAGAAATATTTTTTGAAGATGTATTAATGGCATTAATATTTTATGGAATGCCAATACTAGCGGAAAATAACAAACCTAGACTTTTATATTATATAAAGCGTAGGGGATATAGAGGATATTCAATGAATAGACCTGATAAAATTTACAATAAGCTTTCAGTAACAGAAAGAGAAATAGGAGGAGTACCAAATTCCAGTGAAGATATGAAGCAAGCTCATGCAGCAGCTATTGAAACATATATAGATACTCATATAGGCTTTAATGGAACAGATTACGGTAATATGTACTTTATAAGAACTTTAAATGATTGGTCTAAATTTAATTTAAATAATAGAACAAAACACGATGCTTCTATTAGTTCAGGATTAGCTATTATGGCTTGTAATAAAAATAAATATGCACCTGTATCTAAAAAAGTATTTATGCCTTTGAATTTAAAAATGAGAAAATACAACAACGATGGAATTACGTCAAAAATAATTTAAATAGATGGTTTATACAAATTACAATAGTTCATTTCCAGACCAAGTAGTATCTGATGAAATAAAAAACAGCTACGATTATGGCGTACAAGTTGGACAAGCTATTGAAAATGAATGGTTTAGACAAGACACCGGAGGAGATAGGTATTTACAAAATTTTCAAAATTATCATAATTTAAGATTATATGCTAGAGGTGAGCAATCAGTTCAAAAATATAAAGATGAATTATCTATAAATGGGGATTTATCCTATTTAAATTTAGATTGGAAAATTGTACCAATTATTCCTAAGTTTGTTGATATTATAGTAAATGGCATGACAGATAAAGGCTACGAGATACAAGCTTACGCCTCTGATCCTTTTGCTTTAGAAGAAAGAACACAGTTTGCATTTAATGCTTTAAGGGATATTCAAAATAAAGAATATATAGAAGAATTAAATAAAGCTACAGGGCAAAACTTTTTTTCTAGTTCTCAACCTGAAAAACTACCAGCTTCAAGAGAAGAATTAGATGTTATGTTGCAATTAGACTATAAACAAAGCATTGAAATTGCAGAAGAAGAAGCTATAACAAATGTTTTTGATTATAATAAGTATAATGAAATAAAAAGAAGAATTGCATATGATTTAGCGGTTTTAGGGATTGGAGCTTCAAAAACAAATTTTAATTTATCAGAGGGAGTTAAAGTAGAGTATGTTGATCCCGCTTCTCTTGTGTACTCATATACAGAAGATCCTAACTTTGATGACATATATTATGTAGGTGAAGTTAAAAATTTAAGCTTATCAGAAGTTAAAAGACAATTTCCTTATTTAACAGATGCTGATTTAGAAGAAATACAAAAATATAAGGGGCCTAGTAATTATAGCAATTATGTTAGAAATTACAATGGAAACACAGATGATAATTTAGTTTCTATTTTATTTTTTGAGTATAAAACTTATAATAATCAAGTTTTTAAATTAAAGTATACAGACCAAGGATTAGAAAAAATATTAGAAAAGCCTGATACATTTAATCCACCAGAAAGTGATAACTTTGAAAGAATAAGTAGAAGTATTGAAGTATTATACACCGGAGCAAAAGTTTTAGGAATGCCTAAAGTATTAGAATGGAAAATGTCAGAAAATATGACACGACCATACGGAGATATTACTAAAGTAAATATGAATTATTCTCTTTGTGCTCCTAGAATGTACAAAGGAAGAATTAGTTCGGTTGTTGAAAAAATTACAACATTTGCTGATATGATACAACTTACTCATTTAAAATTACAACAGGTTTTATCTAGAGTAGTTCCAGATGGGGTTTATCTTGATATGGATGGATTATCTGAAGTAGATTTAGGAAATGGTACTAATTATAATCCAGCAGAAGCACTAAATATGTATTTCCAAACAGGAAGTATAGTTGGTAGATCTTTAACCCAGGAGGGTGATTTAAATCGTGGTAAAGTGCCTATTCAAGAATTGCAGACATCCAACGGTATGGCTAAAATACAATCCTTAATAACTACATACCAATATTATTTACAAATGATCCGCGATGCTACAGGACTAAATGAAGCTGTTGATGCTAGCACTCCTGATAAAAATGCATTGGTTGGATTACAAAAAATTGCAGCTGCTAATTCTAATACTGCTACAAGACATATATTAAAAGCTTTAATGTATATTACTATAAAAACTGCAGAAAAAGTAGGATTAAGAATTAATGACGCATTACAATTTCCTTTAACTAAAAAAGCATTGCTGAGTAGCATTAATACATTTAACGTTAGCACTTTAGAAGAAATACAAAAATTAGATATACATAATTTTGGAATATTTTTAGAATTAGAGCCAGACGCCGAAGAGAAAGCGCTATTAGAACAAAATATACAAGTTTCTTTACAGCAAAATGCTTTGAATCTTGAAGATGCTATTGATATTCGTGAAATACGAAATATGAAATTAGCTAATCAAGTATTAAAATTAAGAAGAATACAAAGACAAGAGCAACAACAAGCTGCTCAATTAGCTAATATACAAGCACAAGCTCAAGCAAATGCTAAAACAGCTGAATCTGCAGCATTGTCAGAAGTACAGAAGCAACAAGCTTTAGCTGATACCAAAGTACAAATTGAAAAAGCTAAATCTGATTTTGAAATAAATAAAATGGAACAAGAAGCCTTCATTAAAAAACAGTTAATGGCAGAAGAGTTTCAATATAAAATGAAATTAGCTCAAATACAAGCAGATGCTTTAGCTAATAAAGAAAAGCAAATAGAAGATAGAAAAGACGAAAGAGTAAGAATACAGGGAACACAACAATCTGAACTTATTGATCAAAGAAAAAACGACTTATTACCTAAAGATTTTGAGTCAGCAGGTAATGATAGCTTAGGCGGCTTTGGATTAGAGCAATTTGAGCCTAGGTAATTTTTATTAATTAATTTTATATTATTATATTATGTCAACAGAAGTAAGACAAGAAGGAGAGTTTAAAATGAAAAAGCCCTCTAAGCCAAAAAAACTGGTAGATGAAAACAAAATTACAAAAGTTGAATTAAAAGATTCAAAACCAGTTGAACAAATTCCAGATGAAGTTACCAAAGTGGTAATACCTAACGAACCAGAAAATAAAACTAATGCCGTTCAAACACAAGAGACAGATGATAGCAATGCTGTTGTCAAAGAACCCGAAGACGGTAAAGACAGCGAAGGAGTGGCTGAAGAAGTACGGGACACCGAAAAAGAAGTAGAGTCCCCTATTAAGCTAGTAACTGAAGATAAAGAAAATAATTCTGAAGATGCTCAAATAGTTAAAAGCAATGAAACTTCTAATGCTACACAGCAAAAAGAAATATTACCGCAAGAAAAACCACAAGAATTACCTGAAGGTGTAAATAAACTTCTAAAATTCATGGAAGAAACCGGGGGTACTGTAGAAGATTATGCTAGGTTGAATGCGGATTATTCTAATGTAGATAATAATACATTATTAAGAGAATATTATAAAACAAGTAGACCTCATTTAGATTCAGAAGATGTGTCTTTAATATTAGAAGACTTTACATGGGATGAAGAAATTGATGAGGAAAGAGACATACGCAAGAAAAAAATTGCGTTTAAAGAAGAGGTTGCGAAAGCTAAAAACTTTTTGGAAGAAACTAAAAGTAAATATTACGAGGAAATAAAATTACGTCCTGGTGTTACTCAAGAACAACAAAAAGCAGTAGATTTTTTCAATCGCTATAATAAAGAACAGCAAAATAAAGAAGTTTATGTAAAACAGTTTCATGAAACTACTGATAATTATTTTTCTAAAAATTTCGAAGGTTTCGATTTTAATGTAGGAGATAAAAAATTCAGATATGCTATAAAAGATCCTGTTTCTACGGCTAATAACCAGAAAGATTTAACCCAATTCGTTGAGACGTTCTTAAACGATAAAGGTGAATTACAAGATCCTGGAAATTACCATAAAGCTCTTTATACCGCTAGGAATACTGACCAAGTTGCAAATCATTTTTATGAGCAAGGCCGTGCCGATGCTATTAAAGAACAAATTGCTAAATCAAAAAACATAACAACGGAACCTAGGCAAACTGCCGCTGGAGAAGTTTTTATCAATGGTTTAAAAGTTAGGGCTATTAGTGGAGCTGATTCAAGTAAATTAAAAATAAAAAGTAAAAAATTCTAACTAATTTAAAAAAATTAAAAAATGGCAAATGTTGCACCCGCTTTTGGCTCGATTAAACCAAGCCAGAAGCAACAAGTACTTATTGACAATTACCTAAGTTTTACGGATGGTACTAATGACTTCGCTCAACAGTATCTACCTGAAATTTACGAACAAGAAGTAGAAAGATATGGAAATAGAACTCTTTCTGGTTTCTTGAGAATGGTTGGCGCTGAAATGCCAATGACTTCCGACCAAGTTGTATGGTCTGAACAAAATAGACTACATGTAGCTTATGACAATGTAACTGTTGCAACAGGTACTACTTTAACATTCGTATTGGATGCTACTGCTGGAGCCGGTTTTGTTGCAAACGTTATTTCTGCAAATGACACTATTGTCCTTATGGATCCTGCTACAGGAAAAGAACTAAAGTGTTTTGTAGAAACTAGTGTTGATACTTCGGCTACTTTGGCTACCCTAACTGTTAAGCCTTATACTCAAGGAGATCTAGTTGCTACTGGTGGTGGTTCTGAAGTTGATTTTACAGGATTAACAACTGGTAAGATTTTCGTTTATGGTTCTGAATTTAAAAAAGGAACCGCTGACGGTCGTGAGCGTTCTATCACACCTTCTTTTACTCAATACAACAATTCACCTATCATCATTAAAGACAAATTTGCTGTTAACGGTTCTGACGCTGCTCAAATTGGGTGGGTTGAAGTTGCAACTGAAGATGGTACTTCTGGATATTTATGGTATTTAAAAGCTGAGTCTGAAACAAGACTACGTTTTGAAGACTACTTAGAAATGGCTGTTGTTGAAGGTGAATTAGTAAGCGGAACTTCTACGTTGACTGTAAAAGGTACTGAAGGACTTTTTGCTTCTATTCAATCAAGAGGTAATGTTCTTAACAACTTTAGTGGCGGCACTGGTGGACTTACTGAATTTGATAGTGTTCTAAAAAATCTAGATACTCAAGGCGCTATTGAAGAAAATATGCTTTTTGTAAATAGAAGCCTAGCACTTGATATTGACGGAATGCTAGCTACTGTTTCTGACGGCGCTCAAGGTGGTACTGCTTATGGATTGTTTGAAAATTCTGAAGAGATGGCTTTGAATCTTGGATTCAGTGGTTTCCGCAGAGGATCTTACGATTTTTATAAGACAGATTGGAAATATCTAAATGATGCTTCCACAAGAGGTGCAGTAGCAGTTTCTGGTATTGAAGGAGTTTTGATTCCTGCAGGTACTTCAACTGTTTATGACCAAATTTTGGGAACTAACATCCGTAGACCTTTCTTGCACGTAAGGTATAGAGCTTCTCAGGCTGATGATCGAAGAATGAAATCTTGGATTACTGGTTCTGTTGGAGGTGCTTATACTTCAGCGCTTGATGCTATGGAGGTACACTTCCTATCTGAAAGATGTCTTGTTACTCAAGGTGCTAACAATTTCGTATTGTTTACAGCTTCTGCATAGACTATTATTGTAAGGATAAGGGGTATCATAGTGGTGCCCCTTACTTTACATTTTTATTAATTATTTAATTATATTATATCATGGCTAAAAAAACTAACTCCGCAGTAGAA